CGAATCCTGAGAATGACATACGGTTGATACCCTCAGCCAAGTCTCCAAGACTCTTATTCATTCCTTCAGGGATTGATACGCCTTCCCATTTCTTGATAGACTCAGCTAACGCACCTAATGGTTCAGCTGCTCCAGCAATAGCTCCTGAACCAAATCCAGAGAATGAGAATCGGTTAACGCCCTCAGCTAAATCGCCCAAATTCTTAGCAATTCCTTCTGGGACAGATACACCTTCCCATTTGCGTACAGAATCGGCTAAGACACCTAAAGGTTCGGCAGATCCAGCAATAGCTCCGGAACCAAATCCAGAGAACGTAAATGCTGAAACGCCTTGTGCTAATTGAACTAGTTGTGAGCCCATATTTTCAGGAATCGTTACATCAGCCCATTTCTTAACAGAGTCAGCTAATACCCCTAATGGTTCGGCTGCTGCGGAAATAGACATAGAACCGATGATAGAAAGTGTGTTAGCGAAACCACCTAGGGCCAAAGTGCCAAGGGCTCCGGCCATAGCGCTTAGACCGCGACCGATTTCATCCCATGATAACCCCGCCATTTTGACGAAAGCTTCTGCTAACTTATCGATGTTAGCACTAGCAGACTCTAGAGACAATCCACCGATTAAGGACATGAATCCTCCGAGGTTACCAGTTAAAGCAGATGCTGTACCTAGTTCTGCTAAAGCTCCGCCCATAGCTGTTAAACCACGACCAATGTCGTCCCATCCTAATCCGGATAGCTTGGTTAGAGCCTCAGAGATTTCATCTAATGATTGTACGGCAATGTTGATAGCTCCAGCTCCGAGAATAGCACCGAATCCACCAAAGTTACCCACGGCTGATGCAGCAGTACCTAATTCAGCTAATGCTCCACCCATGCCAGTAAGTCCTTTAGCAATTTGTTCCCAGCCCATAGAACCAAGTTTTCTCATGTTTTCGGAAATCTCATCTAGTGTTTGGACTAGAATATTAATAGACTCCGCTCCGAGAATAGAACTAAATCCTCCGAATCGTCCTACAATAGTAGCAGCTCCAGCTAATTCAGCTAATGCTCCACCCATGGCACTTAGACCTCGACCGATTTGTTCCCAACTCATAGAGCCAAGTTTCTTAAGGTTCTCAGAAATCTCATCTAATGTCTTGGACATAATAAGGATAGAAGTAGCTCCTGATACGGAATTCAATCCAGAGAATTTCTGTAAAATAACAGCGGCTCCGACTAGTTCGGCTAGAGCACCACCCATAGCAGTTAAACCACGTTGAATAGTCTTCCAGCTCATAGAGCCTAATTTCTTAAGACTAGTAGATATCTCGTCTAGTGTTGACGCTAGTATTAATATAGATGTCGCTCCTAATACAGAGCCAAACCCTGAGAATTGTTGCAGAATAACAGCCGCTCCGACAAATTCAGATAGCGCTCCACCCATAGCGGTTAGACCACGTTGGATTTGTTCCCAGCTCATGTCTCCGAGAGACTTAAGATGTTTAGCAATCATTCCCATACTGATACTCATGATTAGAATTGATGTTGCTCCACCAATGGCTTTACCACCTGAGAATTTATTTAGGATAGCAGATGCACCGACGAATTCAGCTAGAGCTCCGCCCATACCTGCTAGTCCTTTACCTATTTCTTCCCAACTCATATTAGCAAATATTTGAGCCGCTTTGCCTAATATTTTAATAGACTCAGCCAAGATTAATAGAGATACGGCGGTCACTGGTGAAATTTTAACGTCTTTAATAGCAGATAGACCTTTAGTCAATCCAGATATAGCTACTCGTACACCAATAAGACCTTTAGCTAATTGTTCCCAGTTCATATTACCGAATGTTTCTACCGATTTAGCAAGCATTTTGACGGCTTGAGCCATCAGCATTAGTGAGACGGCTGCTTTGACAGTATTCAGTTGACCGTAGTCTTTTACGGAGGATACTAAGTCTCTAAAGGCCTTGTTTAGGACCTTCATCATTACTGAGATAGCTAAAATACCACCAGCGACTTGTTCTGGGTTAAGTTTAGATAATCTCTCAATGGCACTTACTAATAAAGTAACTGATGCTGCGATAGCTAATACAGATACCACTTTAACGCCTTGTGAGAAGTTACTTAGCGAGCTTTGGATACTGCTCATGAATTCTTTAAATCCAGATGCGGCTTTCTCTTTACCGCCTCCCATGAAGCCTGATACTTTCTCCTTAATTTCGTCAAGGGTATCTGTGAAACTCTTGAATGTGTTACGGAAACCTTGAATTAAGGCGATGATACCTCCACCGGCTAAACCAGCGAGCATATTCTTAACAGTAAGATTGCTACGGAACCATTCCACTACTGGGGATAAGAAGTTCTTAAGCCATCCGAACACGCCACCAATAGCATGTCCAGTCGCAGTAATTCCTTGTTTCACTCCGCCCATTTTACCGATAAATTCGTTGATTACTCCGGAAATAGTGTTGAGTACATTAGAAATAACTTCTTGTAAATATTGGAAAGCTCCGTTCGATTTAACGTTCTTGTTAAGATCGATGAAGAACTGTCCCATCTTAGCTGAAATGTCTAAGAATTTACTACCGATATTTTGGAGTAGTCCTCCGCCAAAGAATTCAGCGAAAGGTTTTAATAGTTGACCTAATCCATAACGAACTAAGTCTAATGCAGCAAAGAATCCACGGAATGTAGTTCTAATCTTCTCCATAGCTTCTTCGCTAGGTTTTAGACTTGCTGTGAATTGTTTAAATTTAACAGTTAAGTTATAGAGTTGTTCACCAGTCGTAGCTGGGAAGAATTCTCTAAAACTTTCTTTGAAGGCAGTAACGACTTGTCCAAGAGATTGGAAAGCATTCTTAAATCCTTCGATCATATTCTCCCGACCAGATTGTCGAGACATACGTTTAGCAAAGTCTTCTAGGTTAATAGAACCATCTTTGACGTGTTCATTTAAAGACTTGAGAGCTTTCACGGAATCCAATGTGTATCCGCGAGCTTTAAGTTCTTCTTCAGATAAGCCAGATACTTCGTCAGTAAGCTTGTTGATGGACTTACCTAAAATATCCGCTGTAACCCAGCCTTCTCCTAGAGACTTCTCGAATGAGCCAGATTTAGTAATAATATCATCGACTGCGACACCTTGTTCTTTAGCTACCGATTTAATAGACTCTTTAAACGCGTCTGCATCGTTGATACCTTGGTCGAGAATTTGCTTCCATCCAGTACTCAAACCTTCAGATAACAATTTATTTCGAGCGTCTGCTGATTTACCAATAACTGCTCCGACTGAGTCAGAAATAGAAGTTAGTAAATCTTTAGCTTCCTCGAAGTCACCGACCATAATTTGCCAACTTTGCGTCCAACCAGATTGCGCTGCTTCTTTAAGAGTGTCCCATAATTGGGTAAACGTCTTAACTTTAGTAGCTGCGTTTACGGCTGTATCAGCAAGTTGGGTAATTTGTTTCGCTTGTTCTTCAGTATATCCTTTAGCAATTAAATCAGCTTCAGTATACGCACCAGATAACTGCGTTAAAGTTTCTGTCAGTACGTCAGCTGTAAGCCATTCACCTTTAGATAAGGACTCCCTGAATGAACCATATTTTTGAATTAATGCATCAACGTTAGTACCCATTTGAGTAGCTGTACGTTTTAATGCATTTTGAAATACTTCACCACCCATACCGGCGTTTACTACTGAGTTCCAGTCCATAAGCTGAACTTTACCAGCGGCTAAGGCTTGGGAGAGTTGATACATTGCTGTACTAGCTTGTTGAGATGTCGAACCTGATACTGCTGCTAAGTTGGCAATACCTTTGATAGATGTTACTGACTTATCCAGTGATACACCGGCCGCTGTAAACGTACCAATGTTACGAGTCATCTCGGTGAAGTTATAAATAGTTTTATCGGCGTATGTGTTTAACTCACCTAATGCTCGGTTTACGTCTTGTAAACTAGAGCCTTTCGATGAGGTATTCGCCAAAATTGTCTGCACGGCATTCATTTGGGTTTCGTATTCTGAGAACCCTGTTTTAATAGGATCAATGGTGAGAGCCGACATCATATTTTTACCAGTTGTGATAGCAGCGTTGGTAATACGTACCATAGCTGTTACCCCAGCAATTTCTAACGCTGAGAATCTATCACGTACGACATCAATACCACTAGTTAGCGGGTTGAAATTCATACCTTTGATGCCTGAACTGATATTTTCAAGACCTTTAGATGCTCCGTCAAACTTAAGAGCTTGTTTAAGTCTGTCCAGAGTACTCATACTGGTCTTGACATTACTTTCGAAGTCACGGTTCTCAAAGCCCATGGAAACTACGCGTTCATCGACGGTCTTACCCATTGCTTACCTCCTTCCAAGCATCTGATGCTAGCTTGTCGAATACGGGTTGTATTGCAGGATTAATGTAATCTCTACCTTCCACCCATCCACCTGTGCCAGTGCCATGTCCATACTGTAAAATAATAGCGATAGGGACTCCTTTGTTAACGTGACTGTTATATAGGTCTATAGAATATCCCTTACCAGTCTTGTTAATCTCGAAGTGCCAAGACGATGCGGTTAGTCCGCTTCTTACAGGGGTAGCTTGAGCTAATGCGTCGACTGCCATTTGACCATATTTCTCTAAGGCTACGATAGTGGCTCGTTTACTGAGTTTCTCGAAATATCGAGTTACTTTAGAATAGTCGCCTTTATGTTTAATTCGAATCATTAGCTTCAACTCCTATCCTGTTGTGTTAAATTTCTTCTTGTTTTCTTCGTTAATTCGGATTTGCATTGCTAGAATTTCCTCTTTGGTTCTTTGTTTCGGAGGACTATTCTTGATGTTACATATTTTTATGAGTGCTATTAATCTATGAATATGCCACTTTTCAGCCTCAAAAGGTATGTTGTATGACGTCATCCAGTAATATATAAGTTCTGAAGTAATAACTTCTCCATCACTCTTCTTCTTACCGTCATCGTACTCATAGAATGTAGTAGCAGTACTCGGATGGTCGATATAGTTGATGATTTCGTCATGATACTCGGACGCTAGAATGTAATATACCAAAGGGTCCACATTCTTGTTCAACATCATACAATGTATGTAATCTAGAACCTCCTCGTTAGTCAACTGCCTAGAGTTATTAAGAAACGGTTTACACCATCTCGACTCCCATTTTGAAATTGCGACAAGGGAGTGTTCTAGTCGTATAGTGCACTCATTCAAGTATGTGAACTCTTGCTTCTCATCGTCCCATATCTCCTGTTTAGGTATGGTTATCTGAAGCATTGGTTAATCCCCTATCTAGATTTGTTATGTTTCTTGTGATGCTTGAAATCTTGTACTTTAGGAGCTGGTTCCACACCTAAGTCTTTAGGTAGAATACCACGAGTAAATTCATCAGCTGCTTGAGCATCTAGAGCAATTTCCATGAATAATTGGTCATAAGCGCCGCTAAATCTGAAAGTGTTAAGTGCTTCTTGTGATTTAACGAATTGTTTACCGTCGAAACTCTTAACCCCATAAGCTTTAGTGATGATACGGTCGAACATATCTAATAGTTCTTCACCACGTTGTTCAGCTACTAATTTGTCGATATGAGCTGCTAGACCGTTTGGCATAGCCATCTCTAATTGTAATAACTCAGCTTTAGTTAGGTTGAAATAGAAGTCTTCAGTGACTGTTTCTCCTGCAAAATTTTGATAAGTAATAGTTTTCTTTAGCATTTTAAGTTCTCCTCTCATTTTTAAAAAGAAAAGGAGCCCAATTAAGGGCCCCAGAAATATTAGCCAGCAGCTAAGATTGATTTGATTTCATCTGGTAAAGGCATGCGAGCCGCTTCAGACTCAGTTCCATACAAGATGTCTTCTAACTTTTTAAGTTTGTCTTTCTCAAGATCAGTTGATACAATTTCCAAGTGAGCAGTTGGACGTTTGCCTTCCACAGCTACTGGAGTTGTTGTTAATTCCCATGAAAGTTTCATAGCTTCTGGGTCTTTGTTAATTGTTTCGTATTGGCGTGATGATGGAGCAGCCATACATCCGTATACTAAGTGAATAACGTATCCGTATTCTTCTTTCAATAAGTCATTACCTAAAGTAGTAACATAAGAAAGTCCGAATGGTTTACGTGATTGTTGACCTACACGAACACCTTTGATAAGTTCAGCAGAGCCATCGCACTCAGCGAATTCTTTAGGATATGTGTAAGCTTCGATAGTAGCACCGAATTCTTCACTTGAAGTTAAGCTTAAATATTTAGAGTCATTTGCGAATAATGGAGTTGACTCAGCTCCTGATGGGTTTTGATTCACTGATGTGAAACCATTCCATGCTACACCATCCACATATTTACCTTCTGCGTTTGGTTTGTATAGTACAGGGCGTTTTACACCCAATTCGTATAATCGTTTACCGATTTCATCCCATACTAATTTAGTCATTGTGCTATTTCCCCCTTAGAAATATATAGTAAGAATATCGTGATGTAGGTTCTCAGAAATGTAATGACGGTCATAGCTACAATATGGTAGTGTCAACAACTTGTCGATTACTGGGTTATCTGGTTTTCTACTAATCACGGTTAGTTGATATTTGTTGTCGTTGAGATAATCCGGACTATTCGTAGCAGCTCTAGTAGAAATATGTTCTCTAGTGTACTTAATAGCTGGATAATCCATGTTGACCGTAGCGGTCGGTTGGTAATATACATTGCGGCTACCTAGAGTCTTCTCTAATATAGCCTGTAGCTCAGTTCGTCGGTTTAGGACCATTATAGACACCACCTACTGAAATATGAACGTTAGGATATTGCAGATCGACGGACTTGACTTTCCAATATCCGCCGAGAGCTGGTAATAAGAACTTGACGTACGTTAACGCAAACATGTTTTCAAATAAGTTAGGATCCATTGTAACGCTGATTTCGTTACTGATATTAACGTTATCGATAACCACGCCTGAATTATCGTGTTGTCGGTAGTTCTTAATCAAATATCCACTGTAAGTTTTCTCGGTAATAACGTCTTCATAAACGCCTGGTTCAACTTCCTGAGTTTTGCTGAATCCTAGAATACCGTGAAATTTACTCATAATTATTCATTCACTTCAATTTCTAAAGCGATAGCTGAATATGGTTTAACTAACGCACCAGAGCAACGAGTTTCGATTAGGTATTTTTGAGCATTGTAGTCGATATCGAAGTCATCGAATAAGTTTACAGCTCCACCTTTGTCAGCACCTACGTTGTAGTCACCGATGTTAGTGATGATACCTAATAATTGTTTCTTCTTAGCTCCGTCTTGGCGTTTTTGATTCTCCATAACTGGAACTGTGATGATTTCAGACACACGTAAAGTTGTACGTAATTTTTCTTCTGAATCGTAGATTGTACGTCCAGTAGTGTCTTCTAATAATAACATTTCTGTTAACACATCTTCAGTTGTGTATAACGCTGGATTACCAGAACCTTTGTAGTCTTTACGAGATTTGATAGCTGCACGGATAAATTCTTTAGCTACTTTAGCTCCATCTTTAGGATCGGCAACAGTAACTAATGATTTAACAGTATATAAGTCTTCATCTTTCCAGATTGGACGAATATTTTGTTCGTTGATTTTGTCGTCGCTTGAAGACTCACGTCCATCCCCAACTAAGATAGCACGAGCGATTTCCTCGTCTAACATTAAACGCATTTCACCTTTAATCCATGCTACTACGTCGAAGTCTGTGATGTCAATCATGTCGTCACGATCGATTTTTTGCTTTTTATAGATTGTTGTTGGTAAAGTAGAACGTTTCAATAGTGTGAATACTTCTTCTTTTTTAAGTTTACCTTTAATATAACCGCGAGCACGAGCTTCGTCTTCAGTAATGTTCGCGAATAAAGATTTAACACGAGAGAATGGTGAGCGTTTAACTCCACCCATAACGCGTTTAACCCATCCCATATCACGAGAGATGAAGTCTGGAACATTGTTTAATGTTTTAGCTTCTGGGAATAGGTAGTCGATATGTGTCACACCGTGCTCTAGGAATGACTCTTTCAAGCTTCCGTAGCGTTTTCCGTCTGCTAAGATTTCTTGCATATCATCGTGTGATAATACGTTTTGCTCTTGCATGTTGTCGTTTTCGAATAAGTTGTGTTTCATTTCTTCAATTCCTCCTTGAACTGCTTCGCCTACGATTTCATAGACTGCATCTTGTTGTTGTGGTGTTAAAGTTTCGAATACTTCATCGAGTGAAGCATCTTCAGGTAGTTCGTCTTCGATATACTCTAAATCACCATCTTCGTCCTCATCAGCATGTTTCATTTGACCGCCTTGTTGTTCTAAGGCCATACCGATAAGTGCATAAACTGCTTCTTGTTGTTCTTCATTTAATGTGTCGAAGACATCTTGGATAGTTTTATCTTCTTTATCTTCGTGCATTAATTCGAACTCTTGATTGTTTTCGTTAATCACAATATCATCTCCTGTATAAAGAATGAACTCGCTATCAGCATTAGAGCCATGCGCGAGACTTACGTTTTCGATATAAGCTCCCGGATTAGCGCCAGCTAATACTAGGCTTACTTCGCGGATATTGCCGTGTAACACGTCGCCTCCGTTTTGTTTTAGTTTGTTAGCGTAGATAGATAACGCAGTAACATCTCCATGACGAACTGCTTCCTTCGCACGCTGACCTGCTGCACTTTGGTTAAATACAGCGTAAGTGTAAACACCTTCAGGACGGTTTTCCAAATATGCGTGTCCTAACACATTCTCGACATCGTCGTGTTTGTGCATCCACACTAAAGGAACCTTTTTACCGTTACAGTCCTTGAAAGCGTCACGTCTAATGGTACGGCCATCTGAACACTTTAAGTCGTTTCGTGATGCCCATCCACTAAAGTCATACTTCATTTTGACTTCCCTCCTCGTCATAGTATTGATCTTCTGGCGGTATTCCAGCTCCAGCGGTCGGATTTAAGTTCTTGTTACGTAATTCATCTGCTGCTGGGTCGCTAGATGGTTTAAGTCCAACGATTTGTCGTACTTCGTTAGAAGACATAACTTCATTACGAGTAAACTTATCAGCAATGTTAGATAATTCAGAAACAGGAACAAGTCTGAACGGATCTCTGAAGAACTCAATCGATTGACGCTGTGTTCTAGCCGTTTTAGTCAAGAATTTACGTTTGAATTCGTCGACCACTGCTGAGATAATAGGCTCGATTGTACGAGTATAGTAATTCAACATAGTCTTCTCATCTGCGGTTCCTTCTAAAACTGATTGGGTAATCCCAAGTTGGCTGTATAACATCTTAGTCAAGTATTCGATTTGAGTCATGAGGTTGTTTTCGACTGAGCGGTTAAGTTGTGTAATACGCTCAGTACCGTCGGTATACGCGATACCGTATCTAGAACCAGCTAACTGGTCTTCGATTAGTTTACGACGTTCTTCTGCTTGTTTACGTCTAGCTTCGGTCTTAACAATATAAGGCAATTGGATAATCATGTCCAATTTACCAGAGCTAGTTTGTTCATCCACAACGTCTAATAAACTTAGTTTTCTAATCAATCGTTTAAGAGTTGAGTTAGGTTCGTTCATTACAGCATAAAGTGGATTTTCGATAATAGCAATAGAACTCTTAGGTAGTGTTAATTCTTCGTGATTGCCGGTTTGATCGTTATAGACACGACATTTAACATGTCTTGGGTACCACTCTAGAATTTTAGCAGTTCGCATAGTCTCAATGTCGAAAGTTCCGGGTTTGTAAATATCCGTATCTGTATCGATTGGGACTACTGCCACGACACCTTCGTCAAGCATAGACATAATAACGTCTTGCATTAGAGCTCGTCCAGTTTGGTCGATGTTAGCTTCTATAGAGAAACAGTTGTTTAGCTTAGACTGTATAGTATCGACGAATCGTTCGTTCTCGTCTAATCTGACGTGTTTAATCTTGATAGATGCCACATCCAGAGCAATTCTGTTGTAGATAGCAGTGATTATAGAACGCTCATTACCGCGAGTTAATCGCGGTCTGTCTGGACGGTACGAATATGAGATACCTAAATCGTTTCGGTATTCCATTGTCGGGTCTTTGTTCAGCAGCGTATTCCACGCATGCTTCAATCTACTTCCGAATGATTCTTCCATTTTGATTTAATCTCCTATCTGGTTTACTTTTGACGAGCTAATCTTTTGGCTACTTTCTCTTTTCGACGATCGTGATATCGTTTAGATTTAACTGCGTGGTCAGATACTTTAGAAACTCTACCTAGAGTAGCTTGGTTAGCGGCGTTCCATAGAACACCCTTAGCAGCACTCGCAACTCTTCCGGAACCTTCAGCTCGATATTGGTTATACTTCTTAGCTCCATATGATCCCATTAGGAACGTTTGAACTAATGATTTTCCGAATGATTGATTTACAATTCGCTTATTTCGAGCAGCTTCACCATCTCCATATATCCGGTTAGCGGCAGCTTCTCTAGCTAAAGTCTTTTGCTTTTTAAAGTTAGCTTTAGCGTCTTTATATCTCTGAGCATTTTTTTCTGTGTCGCGATCGTACTTGTTATCGATAGCATCTAATTTAGAATCCCACTCTCGCTTGACAGCTTTAACATCGCCTTTGTTACGCTTAGCATCTTTTATAGCCGCTCTTCGGTCAGCGGATATTTTGTTGTATTCCCCTAGAGCCTTGTGGAAATTCTGCATATCTTCGTCGTTTAATCTTCGTTTTTCTTTCTTCCAAGCTTTCTTAACAGCTTTTACTTCTTTACTCCTACGAGTCCCCCATCTCATTCCTAAGACTCCGTAGTGTTTTAGTTCATCTTGCATTATAGTGCCTCCTAATATTTTCGTTTTCCGATTAATTTAGAACCTTCGTTTAAAACCTGTCTAATTCGACCTTTGATGGTTCGTTGTTGTTTAAACGTATCCTTTAGATAATTGACATGTTCTTTAGTAACATGTTCGGGACTTGGTATAGTACCCCATGTTCCGTATCTAATGATAGGACTTTTAGCTCGAGTTCTTGCAAGTTTCTTAGCATCTCTATCAACTATAGCATTAACACCTTGTTTCTTCAAGTCTTCGAAGTAACTTAACTTGACGTCATTAGCATACTTATTATCATCTTTAAGAATTTTTGTAAATCCGTCATAAGCGTCCCCTCTCAAGAATTTCTTTTTACCGCTCAAAGCTTTTCGTAGAGCCATGACAGATTTATCTTGTTTGTCGGTTCCTGCGTGAGTACGCTTAAGAGCCTCTGATAAATCTTCTCTAAAATATCTATCATTCTTAAACTTGTCTACGAATGCATCTCTAGCTTTTTTAGGAGATGCTACGGTTGTCGCTTTATCGAATTTACTATTTAATTCGAATACTTTACCTTGTTTGTCTTTTCTTAGATATTCTTGAATTTTTCTAACGTTTCCGTATCGACCCTTCACATCAGATTTATCGTATACAAACGAGTCATTCCGATGGTTTCCAATAGGTTGACCTGGTTTAAAAGATCCGTATTGTTTAAAAATTGTAGAGCTAGGTAGTACAGTATCTTTCACGTACTTTTTATAGGCTAAATATGCACCGGCAGCTGATAAAGCTGTACCGCCAGCTATAACTAGAGTTTTCTCGGTTTTAATACGATTTTTAGCTCGTCGAGAAGCTTCTTCAATACTATATCCTTTTTGTGAATATTTTGACACTAGGGAGTCATAATGTTTTGATGATTTAGATGATTTAGAAGAGCTAGGCGAGTTAGTTTGTTTGGAGGTGTGTTTACCCCACTTCATACCGATGACGCCGTAGTGTTTTAATTCGTTGTTCATGGTATCACTTACTTCTTAAGAACTTTCATACTCTTAAGAATGTCACCAGTCTTCTCTCCGGCTTTCTTACGTTTGTTAACTTCTAACCATTGTTTGTTAGTGAGTTCTTTCTTAAGATGCCAGTAGTTACCAGAAGAGCGGTCATAAATACGAGTACGTTTAGCCTTCTCTTGTTTTTCTTGACGTTTGATACGATTATGTTTCTTAACGGCTTGATATGTAGCTCGTCCAGCAAAGGCAGCTGCTGGTAAAGCCACACCATAAGCAAATTGAGGATTATTTTTTAAGAATTGAATACCTTGTTTACCGTGCTTATTTAACATCTTGATTGCTGGGGTAGCGTTTGCGACAGCTCGTTTAGCGGCTCGTGTTGCTACATTCTTAGCAGTCGAGAAAATATGTTGTCCCCACTTTTGGCCTTTTCGACCATGGTGATACAACTCATCGTCACGCTCTTCTTCATCGTAATATCTATGCATAATATACCTCCTATTCGAATGCGTCTTTGTTTAATTTGTATGCAACAAGAGCATCCATTGCTGAGGCTACCGAGTCAATCTTTTGGTCTCTTCTCTTCTTGAATAACTTCTTGTTACCATTTGTGTCTTGTAGGATAACGCAGTTACCCATGTTGAAAGACATCATTTGTTCGTCGAAATATAGTAGTCGGTCTTCAGCTAGTTTCTTAAGTTCACCAAGAGGGATACTTTCTGTTTTAGCCCCTTGAATAACTTTCTCTACACCAAACTGACCATTCTCACTAACCCAACGCTTAACAAATTCACGAGCGCCGTATGGGTCATAACCGACCGAACGGACGTCGTAATCTCGCTCAATAATATGAGCGTCTAAGTCGTCATAGACAGCATCTAAATCTAAGATAGTTCCATCCATAACAATAAGTGTTCCTTCGTTTAGGAACTCGTTATACTTCTCTCGCATAGCTGACGGGAGTTTCATGAGTGTTGACTCAGAAATATAGTTTCGAGTCTTAACCCCAAACCCACCGTTGCTTAGTGGAAATAAGAAAGTGAATGAGCAGAAGTCATCCCCTTGAGATAAGTCGACTCCCATAGAGCACGGCATTTGCCAATAGTCTCTAGGTCTATGCGGAATAGTTTCTTCATAAGTGAAGTAATATGTGTATCCTTCCATTGGGATACCAAAACGTTTAGCAAGAATATCGTTACGACTTGATGGAACTTTCTCCATACGCTCCACTTCTAAGTGGTAGGTTTCGTAAGATACAGTCTTACCAATATTCGGGTTAGCTTTTACCCACATCTCAGGGTGAGCTACCTCATTGATATCATCCAGTCTGTAATACCAGATAGATGTGTGTGGTTGAACATAGTCACCACGAAGGATGTCTAGTAATTCCATTTTGATTGAGTCTCCGATACCGTTACGCACAGTACCTTCTGAGCTAATCGCTACGATTACGTAGTCTGGAATCTTAGACGCCCCTTGCTCGATAGCTCCGAACACGTCTTCTCGAATATCACCTGAGAGCCATTCGTCAATTGTCGTAATCTTGTTACGTAAACCTTGTAGTTTGTCTACAGTCATTGGACGAATTTCCACCATTGAGCCAGTTAAGAAGTTCTCTATCCCTTTTTTAGTTGACGCTAACTTAACTCGGTTAGCTCTGGACCCAGTAGTGTTCTGTAGTGAACCTTCTGTCAAGAATTTGAACAGAGGTCCTTTCGCTCTAGTGATAGCTGTACGAATCGGAGATAATACCTCTTCCGCTTGACGCATTGTAGGAGCTGTCGCTACTTGTAATGTGGTTGATGTGTCGACATTCAAGTGATAGCTCTGTACGAATGAGGCATACATTGATTTTGCCCCACCACGAGCTAGAATAATAAACTGACGGTTGATTAATCTTCTTTTAAAAGATTTGGTGACATACTTACCACCGTGACCATCTGGATTTGGTTCGTATACACTTCGTTCTTCGAAATAATACCAACCGTAAAGTTGTTCAGCCCAAAGTTTGAACGAATCCAGTAGGGTCAAATCACGACCGTCGGTTAAGGTCGACTCATTTTCGCAATACTTAATAAAACCCTCAACTGCTTCGTCATCGTAATAAATACCGGGGTTCGCTATGTTAGCATCGATACGGTTCATCTCTAACGAAATAAATTCGTTAACGGCGATATCGCCACGCACAACCGCCTCTCTAAACTGCCCGTAATACTTTGGAACAGCAGTGTTTGATAATACCATGTATTGTTACCACCTTTTATAAAATTAGTTTAGTAGTTTCTGAGTGTAGGCTTTACGAGCTGCTTTAACGGTTCGAGAGTAACCTCCACCACCACTACGACCGCTAGTAGCATAAGCTGCTGCGGCAGACGCTACAAATGAGAATGCTGCTGGAATAACGTACTTGTTAAGCGCGTTACCCAACTGTTGACTACCCACATTCTTAAGTGTGTTAGTAACCCAGCTCTTACCTTTCTTCTTCTGCTTAGAAGTAAGTTCTTTGTAAGTCTTCTCAGCTTGTAGTCGCTCATTAATTTGTTTGAGCTTCTTAGTGCTCATAGATTTGTAAGACTCTTTAGTGTGAGCCTCCAAATAGTCATGATGTTTACCCCCTGGTGACGAAACGACAGATTTGCCTTTACGACGTCCCCATTTCATCCCAAGGATACCATAGTGCTTTAATTCATTACTGTTCATTTAATATCGTCACCTCCTTAATTTGTTGGCCAAGGGTCATCCGTAATGTAAGATATTTTAGAAACCCTGATGTCTCCAATATCTCTATCGGTTGGTACTGGGTCTGTGAATTGGAAACGTAAGTGATTTGCATCAGTAACACCACCTAAGTACCACGTTCCATATGGAATACCGTCGTCGTTGAAAATCTGACCAATCATCGAACCAGCAGATCTATACCCCATAGGTATACCACCGTTTGCTATAAGGAAACATTTCTTTTCACGGTTTCCTGGATGTCCAATAAACGCCGGGTTACCCCGTCTTACAATACCGAACCAACCCCATTGTAATCCGCCGAATTGATAAGTTACTGTATTATTAACTCTTCGGACTTGTAAATAAGAATTGCCTAGTTTAGATAGTATGTTTATGTTCTTCCAACCCGTATCTCCATCTAATACCGCCCAGCCTTGGTTACCGGAAGGTGTGCGTTTAATCCATTTCAAGGCACCGTTTGTCTTGGCCGTGTCAACATAGGTTTGACCTAGTTTACCTTCAACTTTACCATTCGGCATGCCAGCACCGGTAAGTTCACTAGAAGAAGTAATTGGAGTAGCTGGTCCATTTTGACCTGAAGCTGGTAAAGTAACTGTTCCGCCACCATGAGATAGCGTTAGTGCGTTACCGCTAAGCGATAGCGTTTGCGGGATACCGACACCGTCAGCTCCTTTAGGCCCTGGAGGTCCCATAGGTCCTTGTGGTCCAGTGGTACCGTCTAATCCATCAGATCCGGCAGGTCCACGTTCACCAGTTTCGCCTCGGTCGCCTTTAGGTCCCGGAGGTCCGGCTGGTCCTGGAGGTCCCATTGGTCCGACATCACCTTTTTGTCCAGGCTGTCCGTCTTCTCCTTTAGGTCCACGTTCACCGGGAACTCCTTGTAATCCTTGGGGTCCCATAGGTCCAGTTTGTCCGTTTTCTCCGGCTGGCCCTGGAGGTCCTTGAATACCCATAGGTCCAGTCGGCCCCATCTCTCCGTTATCACCTTTCGGTCCTGGAGGTCCTTGTAATCCCTGTGGCCCTGGAGGTCCTTGTAAGCCTTGAGGTCCAGTAGCACCAGATAATCCGTCTTCGCCCTTAGGTCCACGCTCCCCTGGAATACCTTGTAGTCCCTGAGGTCCGATAGGTCCAGTTTGTCCGTCGCGACCATCATTACCTTTATCGCCTTTAGGTCCGGCTGGTCCTGGAGGTCCCATTGGTCCGCGTTCCCCTGGAATACCCTGAGGTCCTTGTGGTCCTGGAGGTCCTTCAACTAATTTAGGTCCAGATATAGGGTTATCACCTTTGTTGTGAATATCATCTTCGGAATTAATACGCCACTCGAGTTCCTTGATTTGGTTGTCGTAGGCTTCCTTAACTCCACCAGTTGGTGGGTCGAATATCATCCTAACTTTCAAGTATACATAACTTCTAATGTGAGGGATGACGTCAGGATTACCCCCAATATCATCCCAAGTAGAAGTCGAATCTGATACGTAGAAATCGGATGGAATCTTAGCACCGAGTTGTTTCAGTGTGGAGAATGCTGAGTTGATGTACGTTAGAACGTCGTGGTCAAAGTAGTCACTCTCCAACGGAATACTTAATAGTTTCTTGGTTGAGTCTAGAATGCTATTTGTATTTTGATTTACCATCCTTAATCACATCCTAGTAGAAAGTTCCGTAAGGTTCTACGTTTGCGTTACCGCTAGAGTTAGCAACTCCGGCAGCTACGTAGCGACGCTCACCTGATTGTCCAATGTATGATACCCAGATGTATCCTTCAGCAGAATATACTGAGTCATAGCGGAATTCTTCTCCTTCGTCATACACTGCGACTACTTCAGCTGATGTTGATGGAGCTGTACGTACATTTACAGCAGACACTGTAACAGCCATAGTTCCATCTTCGTCTTTAAGTTTACCTTCAGCAGGTGCTGACGCTGGTTCTTGCACTTGTGTATTTTGAGTAGACTCTTCGTAATTTGGATAGAACCATCCGATTACTTTACCCCAAGACTCTTGGAAGTTACGAGTGCAGTAACGAGCAGGTCCACCGTTTTCTAGTGAATCAGCATTACCGTCAACGTTTTGTTCGACAGTCTTCATAGTATACCCGTCTGAATCTTGGTATACGTAACCAGTATGACCATAAGGGTGTGCGTAAGTTTCCATTACGAAAAATGCTCCTGCTTGTGGCGCAAGTCCTGGAGCGTCATACACTACGTTTAATCCAGCGTTTGCAGCTGCGTCTAATAGGTCGATAGCATTACCGCCTAGTTCGACACCGAAGTGTTTGTATAGTAAGTAGTTGATTAAGTCTACACATTGAGAACCGAAGTAACCATCGTGGTCGGCTCCGATACCATTGTCTGCTAAGTACTCAGCACTTGCATTCATTTCATAAACTGTTGCCATTTACATTCCTCCTTGTTGTTTCCATGGACATGTGTCCCATGGTCTGCGCTCAACGAACGCTGGTTTTAGAATACTCTCATCTCCGTAGTGAATCCCATTGTGGGTTCTCAGACTTACAGAAATGAGGTAGTCTGGGTTCAATAAAAATTCTGTCTGGTTGACTATGTCATCAATCGTGATTGGGTTCATGTGGTGTACGATTATAGTTCCGGGAATCCGGTAATCGTCGAACTCTACACCCAAGTCGAATCCGTTGTCACGAACAATAACATAGTCTCTGACTTCAAGCCAGTTGGCAGATTTATAGAACTCTTGGTTTAGGTACCGATTTCCTCCGAATGTGGAGTGAGCTACGACACCGTTAAGTTTGAGGTATCGAAAACGCTCTTCAAAAGTCGGTAGTTTGATGAGCTCGGAATATCGTCTAATAGTCACTAGTGACCACCTCCACCGTATTCACGCATAGCATCCAGCGCGCTAGCATAAAGCTCTTCAACTTTCTTAGCAGATTTAAGAGACTCGGTCTTAGCCGTGATAAGCTCTTTCTGCTTCATAAGAATTTCTTTCTCTATCCGTTCTTTAGTCGAAGCTAATTTCAAATAGTGAGTAATAACTTGCGAGGACGCTGAACCATCCCTGAGTTGTTGTTCCGCAAGGTCGACTGCTAGAGCAATCATCTGGTTCTCTCTCGCTTCAGGAGTCAATGCTGGTCTTGACTTCCTCTCGGTAAGTTTCGAATTGGTCTTAGCCATCATTAGTCCTCCTTTCTGTTACTATTGATAGACTTTGAATATAGTTTCGTAAAGTGCTCATTAGGGCTACACTAGAAGGAATGCCAAAAATGCGAAAGGAGATTTGGTTTCTTACAAATCTAGGAGACTAATAAAGGTGGATTATGTTGCTTTGGGAGCTAATTAGTAGAAAAAAAACATACCAACCAGTGTAGCCTTAATGAACACTTTACAGAAAACCTGTAAAATATTACCGAGCGGGACCCATGGGAAGTGGATTGTCTCCCAAAAAAGTCCCCCCGGAGAAATTTTTAGTAGCGCGGCGATGCAGGAGGGGGTGCAAATTTTGAGACCCCCCCCCGGGGTTTCGAATTACCCTTCATCGTCCATTTTTACTTTCTTATATATATTTAATGGATCAACAACGATAATTTCGTCGATTGCTCGTTCAATCTCAGCTTCGTTCTCTTCATCAGTCAAAGCATCAGAAGTTCTTGCTATACGATTTAAGTACGAACTTGTGTGATAACCTTTCTCTTCATCAAACGCGAACCAATCAGCGAACTGTTCAAATGGATCATAAGGATTATCGATTGTTGTGATTGCACATTTAGCCATTCAAAGTTCTCCTTTCTAATTCTGTTTGATGTACTTGATGACTGTCGATGCTGAAACTCCAAGAGCTGAAGCAATCTCATCTGTTGTGTAACCAGACGAACGCATTGCTGACATCTTGCTAACTTTAGCAGGAGACAGCTGTTTACTAGTTCTTGGTGTTGCATACTCACGAATCTTGTCAATATTTGAGTTGTTAAGCATCTTAGTTAGTTTCGTATCAGAGATAGCACCAGCTTGAATCGCTTCCCATTCACGAGGAGTGATGTCAATTGGATGTCGTTGAGCTCCGACTTGAGCACGAGCAATAGTAATCGCTTGTTGTCTAATCTTCTTCTCTTCTGACTTAGTGATGTCTTTGTCGAACTCTAACTTAGCTTGGACATTAGTGTTAGCAATAGCTTGGGCAAGTCGCTCTTTAGGAGCATTCTTTTCAGCTAGGGCTAGCTTAGCATTAAGAGAGGCTACCTCATTAGAGTATGTAGACTCCGCCTGCTTACTGTATTTAAGACGAGGGGTAGCTAACATTTCTTTACGGGCCCTATTAGCTAAGGCTTTCATCTTGTTAGCATAGTCGGCATAAGCTTTCTCTTTAACATTGTTTGAATTAGAGACCAAAGTGTAAGCATCGGGGGTTTCCATCATGGCGGTACTTATTTTAGTACGGACCCTCTCCTTACCTTTCTTGTCTGTATAATATGCATCGGGGTCTATTTTATAAGATACCTCCCCGGTGTCTGGATTAATAATACGACTACCCTTAGTCTTAGGTACACGAACATCAGCATTAGATCTAGAAAATAAGGTAGATGCACCAGTAGATACTTTACCATTCTCATCAACTCGATATTGATATTTCTTTTTAAGACCTGCGATATTGTTATCGATTTCACTTTGTTTATAATCTAGCTTATGTTTAGCAGCATCAATAACAACCATTGAATGTCGAACAGCTCTAGCTAGTTCATCTTCGGTCGCACCTTTAGCTGTCATATCTGTAATAAGATTAGATACCATACCCATTTGGTTTTGGGTTGCATTCTTAGTCATCAACTTCATACCTTCACGATATGGATATTTCTCTTTAGGGTCGAAACCTACTAATCCTCGCAATGGTTTGTCACTAGATATCTTAACCTTATGGTTAGTAGGAATAACTAATGCAGTGTCACCATCGAAGTCGGCACCAGATAATTGTTCGGCAATCTTACTGTTAATACCGACGGCATCCAAAGCATTACCTAATATACTTTTAGCTTTAGGGTGCTTGTTGTTTACTGTCAGAACTGGGATTTCAAATATACCACCATGTGGAAAACGAACCAAAGCAACCTTCTCTCCATTTTTAAAGTTAGGTGCATATATTTCATTGTCCTTCAAACTAGTGATCGGTAATATAACTTGATATCTTTGTCGTGGTAGCGGAGCTACTTTTAAGTGTGAAGCAGCAGTGTCACAACCAGATGCGAACTTATCTAATAAATGTCGCTTAACAGTTGGGTTAGTTAAAGACATAATCTCATCGAACTCAGCATATCGGTCTCTCTCAGTAAGCTTAAGTTGCTTATCGATTAACTCTTTATTCTGTTTCGCTAGAAATTGAGATGGTAAATTCTTAGACCAAGCATCCCAGTCTCCTTCTTCGGAACGTTTATTAATTAAAGATAACTTTCGTTTACCGTCTTTGTCAGTATAATATGACTGACCATTAGCCTTAATAAGCGAACCGAATGGGTTATTTGGGTCAAATGGGTTATTTTCTGTATTCTTAAGAACATCTAATTTAGATACTTTCTTACTCTTGTTCGTGTTAAACATAACATCGACTCCTGGTGGTAAGTCATCAGAATACATAGCCATTCCCTTAATATACTTATTACCATCTACTAATATACGAACCTGAGCATAGTGTGAGTTACCTAAAGATAAGTCAGGAACATTACGACGAATTTCCACGACACCATCTTTATGAATACCCCCATCTTCAGCATATCTAATTGCTAGTCGCTTAGAGTCCATACTTGCAGGATATTGCATAGTATCGAAGGTTTGTCCACCATCGTGAGATGTGAACTTCTCGATACCATTAATCTTCTCAGTCTTATATACTTCTTTATATTCTGTTCCAGGAGGACATAGGACTGTCATAGTAGTAAATTTACCTTTGTTGGTAACTTGTTCAAGTTTACGATTATATACTTCGTAGCCTTCTTGCTTTAAAAGTTCAAGAGATTGTTGAAGTTTCTCTTTCGATACTCCTAAATATCTCTCTACACCTTTACTAACATCAATCATACCAGACTCACTAACTCTCTCTTTCAAGAAATTAGCAGTGTTTCTGGCTTTACTAGCTCGCTCTTGAATACCCGCATCCAATAAGTTACGAATAGATGAATCATTTTTATAACCCATCTTAGCTGTAATCTCAGGAAGAGAATATCCTTTGTCTCGTAGACTTTGAGCAGTCTTAGCTAATATAGCTTTCTGTTCAGCTTTCGCTACAGACTTCTGTTTACGAAGTTGTCCAGTAGATATACCAAGGGCTTGAGCAATTTCAGTTTCACTGTGTCCTTGTTTATGGAGCTCTTCTACACGACCTAAGAAATCCTTAGTGTGTTGATGTGGGTCTTTACCAGAACCATAAGGATATCGGCCCGAACGCATAGGCATACCATAGTGCAATAAATCATCATCTGAATCATACGAATCATCGAAATACTCATCCATAACATCAATATCAATCATCTACTAAACCTCCTCTTCTTTAATATTTTCAATAATGTTGTCAAAGTGAACAATCTTCTGCATAATATCCTGAATCTTCTCAGGGTCGGGACTATGAGTAGTCACTTCGTTGTTTTGATAGAGTCGTAACTCCATTCCAATGTCTTGTGGTTTGACTTTATATTCTAAACAGAATAAAGCCGCATAGATTTCTAATTGTTCAACATGGGCTGGAATAACACCAGTCTTCAAATCGTGAATTCTTAGAAACTTATCTTTGAAAGAAATAGCATCTGCTGTACCAAAACAGTTTGGTGAATAATATAGAACTTGCTCTGGTGTCAATTTAAAACCAATAGCATCATTCACATACATATTCAATGTCTTAGTAGAGCGAGGCAATTTCTGTCCTAGTGTAATACATTGAGCAGCGAAGTCATGCAATATAGTTCCTCGCTGAGTTGCTTGCTGTCTAATATAAGTGTCGGCCAGTTTCTCATCAGTATAATTCAACCAATGATATTTACTTGCTCCTAGAAATGCGTGCTGACCGGCTAGGTTTGAATGATTGTTGAAGATCATGTAAAACTTCCTCCTTATTTTCTGGGTGAGCGAATCTCGCAAATCCCATCTCGTCTAACATCTTTACATAATATGGTTGATTGGGTTGTCTCTTTGCGTTCTTACTTTTCTTACATTCGATCATTGCCCATCGACCATCCGGAAAGAATATCGACAAGTCTGGAACTCCCTGAATATAATTCGGATCGTTTTTAAGGACCATACAATCTGGATACATCTTCTTAATATCCGAGATTAGTCCTGATTGGAAATCACTTTCAAGTGCCATTCCGCTTACTCCTTTCTAATTTTAAATATAGCTCCCTGCTATTTGTACAAAAGGAAAACAAAAAGAGAAACCGTTGCTTTCGCAATTCGGCCTTTTTATCTTCTCTCTCATAAAAGGGATTGTAAATCCTGCGAGGCTACCACTTAACAGGAAAATTTCCGAATTTATCCCTAAAAACCCCAAAAATCCTACTTGTGGCCAAATGGCCAAATTTTTTCGAGGTTTTATATATATTTAAAAATTTTTAATTTATAGCAAATATTATAAAAAAAGTGGGAAAGTGGCCACGAACCCTCAGAAACCGCGTCAAATCAACGTTTTTGCGTGGCCAAATCCAGTTTTGAAAGTGGGCAGAAAGTGGCCAAATGGCCAAAAGTGGCCAAATAATTGTGAATTTTTTGTGAATTTTTACCTCTTTGGACAAATAAAAGTGGCCAAATGGCCAAATCTCAAAAACAAAAGTGGCCACAAAATCCGTCCGAACAGCCTAAAAGTGACCATTTTCAATCACTAATAAGCCGTCCAGACAGTCTCTCTATCCCGATTTTTCCATAAATTTTAATCATTTTTTTAATGTTTTTAACACACTATCAACCGTCGTACAGAGAATTCCCCGTAATTCTTGACGATTTATAGTGGTATCAGCGAAGCTAAATACGTACCGATATACTCGATAAGCGCTGAAATCACGTTCTTCCAGCTCGTTTCTAGTCGCATCATATAGTACAGATAATGGTCCGCCGACCCAATCTACTCTATCTAATAAAGTTTTGGCGTCGATACCCTTCGTAATATCCGGTTTAAAGCCGATATAACCGTTTAGGAGACCGTCTGTACGCTTAAGGATACATAAACATCCTTTATAACTAAAACGCTCGTAATTGGACAATATAAACACCTCCTTGCCGTCCATACTGAGCTCCCTTTACACTAGTCTTTTGACTCTAGATACTTATCATATAAGTGACCAAGCCCCCAAGACCATACGCCCCAAAAACTAATTATCGCCACTAGTGCTATCATTTCTTTCATTCTTCTCAGCTCTCCTTATCATATCTTTCAATATAGCTACACAATCAGTATCGTGAATATTCAAGTAATCAATCCCAGGTCTACGGTCAATGAGATGTCTAAATTTCCCATGTCCCAAACCAGTGACCATGATACCGTTCATACTGCCCTTAAGCAATATAGGTTTGTCGTACCTATGAGTTGTATAATACTCAGGAATATAACTATCTTTTCTCTGTGCCATCAGAAACACCCTTTCCACCATTAACCATATCCTTAATATCGTAAATCCTACGGTCAATTTCTCTAAGTTTGCCGAATAGGAATTCTCTACGAACAATATCGTCGTCGTTCTCAAGCTTAGTAACTCGATACGTGGTATTAATCATGTTATCTTCAAGTTTCTTAACTCTATCTAAGAAACCACCATTATCGACGCCTTTGGCGAATTTAATTAGGTCAACTTCTTGTCTCATTACAAATAACTCATTTTTGAGATCCGCCCGGTTATCAAATTCCGTACTCACAAGATTGTCTATACGGTTCTCTAATTGAGTGAGTCTATCATCGTGGTGTTTACGAATTTCTCGCTCAATCCAGTCCTCACCTCGTACGTACAGATATTCTCCATTGTTCACTTTTCGTTTCAAGTCCTTAGCCTCTCCATAGTAATATAGAGCTACATTAGTCAGAATGCTGAATATCACTCCTATGATGATGACTGCAGCATATAATTGTGCTTGTTCCATAATCCAAATCTCCTTTCGTCTTCTAATATATAACTGTCTTTTCGTCCCGCACTTTCCAAACTCCGTCTACCAACTCTTCTGTGTATTGTTTGATAGCATATTCGTTCGTACGGTAATATCCGACACGCTTGCTAGTATTCCCTGGTTCTGGGTAATATACAAAGCTGGTGTCTTTAATACGGAAATTATACAAGTCAGGATTTTCTACTGACACTATTAGTCGGTCTCCATATTTTACGTCCGTATAGCCGTCTCGCATTGCTAAATGAAATTTCTTGACAGTTGGTAAGTTTATAATACTCATTTCTAATAACCCCTATTTATTTGATTTGTGTAATAATTCGTCAATTTTGTCTTTTAATGACTCGATCGTGTTTCCGTTATGGATAATAGTCTGTTCTTGCTTTTCGATAATCTGCTGCTGTTTATCAATCATATCTTGCTGCCTGTTGATAATATACAGACCAGTGCCGAATACCAATCCTACAATCACCACGAAGCCAACATACATTCGCATGATTAATTTCTTGTTCATGTCTACATTAATATGTTTAGGATTCATATTACTCCTCCCCTCTGAATTCTCTCATAATATGGTTAGCCTCGTCCAGGTCACCTTCGTACTTCCACTCGTCATGATCCACGAACCAATACATATATCTAACCTTTAGGTGAATCGTTAGCCATCTTATCAAGAGCGTTAATTTTGTCAAGAACCATTCTAGCTTTAGTCTCATAAGTATCTTCCTCCTCTTCGATTTTACCATATTTCTTTTCGTACTGACCGACCTTAGCGTTTAGTGCGAAGTTCATAGCGATTAGTTCGATATACTTACCGATAATCTCCCCAACCACTTCATCACTCTTCTCTTTTACCTCTAAGATATGTTTGATTTTGCGTTCATAATAGTATCGTAACCCAAAGAATACAATACCTAAACTAATTCCGATTAATAGCATTGTTCCATAATCCACCATTATAATCGTCTCCTTCTATTTAAATACGTCACCCTTATTAGGTTTGCGGTAGTAATCATCTTTTCGTCTGCGGTCTGGTTTTACTTTACGGATATCTTCTTCCTCAACTCGACACTCTAATTTATTAACTCTAGCTACTAAATCGTTTTCTGTGAGGTTTCTCTTAATCTGTTTTTCCAAGATAGATAATCTATTTCCTAGACTATGAATTTCGATGTTGTTAGTTTTAACATTAACTTTTAATGAAGCTTCTTCAATTCGTTCAGAAATTTGTTTAGTAATTGGTTCAGGCTCTGGTAACTCTTTTGGTTTACACGAATTATAAATTTTTTGCTCCAACACTCGTAACTCACCAGTAGTGATACCAGCGAAGTTACCCAAGTCTTCTAGTTGTTTATTATGCTTAGATACTCGTCCATCTAATAAAGCAAATTTAGTAGACATCTCGTCTAATAGAGTCCCGTGTAGTTTCAAATTGTTTGTCACAATCTCAAACGCATCTTTCGTATCGCATTCTAATTTATTCAATTGATTACTAATTTCCACATCGTCTTTGTGAAGTTGACTCGTTCTGTCGTTTATAGTAAGTTCAACCCACTCAAGTTTATTCTTTAAATCTGATATTTTCCAAACCAACGCTAGGTTAACCAACATACTTAATAAAGCTACCGCTAAAGCAATAACTGATACTAATAATACTTTATCCATTTTTCAAATCTCCTTCTTTGATTGTTAAGTAAGGTACATTGTCTGCGTACAAAGTGACCTCACCATCGTTTTTCGCATTTTTCATTATATCGCACTGTTGTTTTAGTCGTGCTACACATTTTTTCTCACGTTTGATAGCTCGCTTCAATTCATCGCATACTATTTTCAGTTTCTCAATCCGCCGAGCGTACACAACTTCGGTAGCGTATATGCTCAAACAGATTACTGCGATTAATATAGCCGAGAACGTGACTAAGTCTATCCTAAATTCCATTAGTCGACCCTCTTCTTAATATAAGGATTATCACTAAGCAATTTGGAGTCGTCGTTCAGACGGTCTACCTCTTCCTTAACTGCAGGATACTCCTTATATAACTCTTCTGAATATTTGAGAATAGCCTCCTCGGTTACTAAATAACAGACAGACGTTCTTTGGTCCATCACTTGCTCATAACTCTCGTGTTTCTCATAATATGCTATGTCGCTGTTTTTAAACTCATCATAGAAATGGTGTAAGTAGTTATATTGGTCAATATATTTAAATCCGTGATAGTCCCCAAAACCTAATAGATGCTTACAGTTAGTCGCCAAACATAACCATTTATCATCGTGTCGGTAATATAAGTTGTTATTGACTTGCTCTACATCTATTGGTCTGGCTTTATTGAAGTTAATAAATCCCATATTATCGTCTCCGTTTCCTAAATAGTATCCACAATACAATTAACAGTATAAAGAATTGTCCATTACTCAATAGTATACATTCCTTTCATCTTCTGAATCATCGGTCTCCACGATATCTGGGAAACCACAGAAAACATCATTTTTAATAGAGTGAACGCTCACACTTAATAGATTGTCATATTCGCCATTAAGATTAGTCAGAGCATTTCTAACATCCTCGTGAGCTTCTTCAGCAGTCTTACTAGTCTTAACAAGAATATCGTAATCCCATGCGTACTCAGCATTAGTGAATCTGCCTATAACAATCTCAACATTACTGAAACCTGCTAAATACGGTCTAGTGTAGAATAAATGTGAGAAACCACTATTGTCTACTACAGAAAATGTCCCTTCTCCATAGTCAGTTACTGTAGATATACCTTTAATATTTCGTGCGAACAGATACCAATGGTTATCGTGTCGAATATATAAGTGTCTATCGACCATCCGCAGATCGTCTTTCTCGATGTTATCAAATCTAAAATGTGACATCCTAATGCCCCCCTTTTTATTTTTTACGCAACATAATGATAATGATTAGTAATAATAAGATTACAACCATGTTCGTCCACCTCACTCTTTGTATAATTTATTGTAGAATGATCTTTCGTTGAATTTTTTCTTATCCTTAAGTACACGAGCTATCGCTAAATCAATTGTAGCTCTAGACTTAAAGTGGTAGTAATATAAATCCTTAAATGGTGTGTTCATACGGTCTATCCGTCCAGTTGACTGATGAAGGATTTTGTAGGAATATGTCTGCGAGAAGAATACCATTGTATCAGTCGTCGTGCAATTCCAACCTTCTGCTCCAGCAGTGTATTGAACTAGATATACCCATTTTTCCGTTTTAGGTACATCTTGGTGTTTATGTCCGTTCCACTCCGCTACCGTCACATCAGGACCGTAATATAAACTCTTCAGTATCTCTAACTCATAGTCGAAGTTATAGAAGACAATCACCCTAGGATTTTTTTCTACTATTTTTAATAACTCTATTTGTCTACTCTCGTCCGAATTGACTAGCTTACGTAATAAATAACAAAGCTCAGCCACATTGACGATTGGTTTATTCTCATATACGTTCCAACGGTTTTTCTGTAAATCCTTGTACAATATACGGTCATGTTCGACCATTATAGTCTCATGATGAGCTACTGTCTCACGTTCGAACGGCATATCTACCAGAATTCGCTCTCTCATTCGTTCTAAGCGCTTCGTGCCAATATACCTATCAATCTGTGGGAATTTACTGAAACGTTTGTATATGATGTGTTCTCGCTGAAATTCTGAGCGATTTTTAAAGAACCCGTTAGCCACGAATACTGGAATATAGTCAGACCAGTTGTCTCCTGGTGTAGCACTCAATAATATCCAATGGTTTGCTTTAGAAATCTTAAGGAAGGCTTTAACCCATGCTCCTCCTCCGACGATTCTCTGCTCGTCGAATATGAAGAAAGCATTACGTACATCTTTGTACTTTCCGATATTATTCCATGAGTCCACTACAATATTGTGGTCGTACATACTGAGCTCTTTGTTTCTTGTCATAAGAAATACACCCAGTTCGTCTTCCCACTCTAACGAGTCCCTTTTTTTCGCTGTGGTGATTATATATAAGTCTTTCGGAGGGTCTCCCATTGGGATATACTCGTCTTTACTTAGTTTACCACCTTGCTGGGTGAAGTAGTACGCTAGAGCCGTTCGTGATTTACCACTACCAACTCCGCCGCACAATATACATCCATTTTTCATTTTCGCTACAGCTTCTTCTTGATGTTCAAATAACGATACTCCTCTAGTCATGACTACCTCCTTTCCAGAAAATTACCCCACGAGATTTTTTCCCATGGGGCTTTTTATTTTAGGCTTCCTCAAGATCCGCATATTTATCTGCGAATTCATCTTCGTTGATAGTCACATACATAGTTTGAAGATATGCTTTAGTGCCAGACTTACCGTTTACTTCCCAGTCGTACGGAGTGACTGTCAAGTCAACTTTTGCAATATTAGCATAATCGACTGTGTTAATATTTTCTTCATTTAATCTTGTCTTTTTACGACGAGTTACTAACATTACTTTTGGTGGTACATTGTCGAAACGTACAGTTACGGGTAACCAATAAATAACCTCAGGAGTATCATCGTAATCGTCATTATTTTTTGGAGTTAATTCTTTGATATTCCAACCGTCTTCCATTAACTGTTGAGCTACTTCAGAATCTTCAATAATCAATCCGAAGTTACGGTCTCCTTTACGATTATATTTTTCTTCACGTCCTTCAAAGTTTCTAAAGATTAAACGTGCGTTTTCCATTACAATATTACTTTTTGCCATTTTTAATTCTCTCCTTTATATTAGAATGGGCTTTCCCCAAGCATTACTTCCTCATAATTTTCTTCTCTTGGATATGGGTCGATTGAGCGGAACCACTCAAAGTCTCCATATTCCGAGATGGCTTCTATAGCCTCATTCGCTAGGTTGACGAAATATGGCTTATCGATTCGGTCTTCTAAACCTAATTCAGTCACCATTTCAGATTCCATCCAGCGATATCCTTTTGTGCCGTTTACAGCATCGTACTTACCGTTTCGCTCAGCTAGCAATATACCTGCACCAACTCCGCTCACCATAGGACAGAATTGTCCCACTTTTCCGATAAATACTCGGTCGTGACAAGTCTCAATCTCCATCTCAATTCTAGCTTTTTCTGTATCGTAGAATTCTTGAGCGATTTGACCCTTGTCTAATTGACGACGAAGTTTAGCTAATTCCTTAACTAAATCAGTATCGTCTTGTAACTTCTCGTTCATATCCAAATACATTGTCGTACGAACTTGTTTCGCTTCACATAAATCATCAAATGTTATAGGTTGACCAGTAAATAAAGTCTTGAATACATATGGTACTTGGAACTGTTTACCAGTCGCGGTCCACCAGATTTCTTCTCCAGTCTTCTTATCTTTATGTGGAGTCATGTACTTAGCAATATAAGTCGATTTGTTTACTAAACATAATCTATCGTAAGTATCTTCATGCTCGAAAGTATATCCGTAGCGACTACCGAATTCAGAAATGAAGTCAATTTGTTCTTGTGTAGCATCAGCGATCTTGATAGAGTCTGTCTTAATATGAATTACGTTCATACCATGCGCTTCGCACTCTTTAAGCAAGTCTACCATGAATAAGGCTCCACGTTTAGCTACGATATTATCGTGATTACGTTTATCACGGAATGCATTCTCGTATGCCGTACATGTTAAGCCGTAAACGCTGTTAATTGCCGTTTTTAGGGCCGTAGAGAGGTCTTTAGAGCTTAACTCTCCTGACTGTACCTTGGCTACATAAGGCATCAATTTACCCTCTAGAATTGTCTCTAGAGCTGCCCAGTCTTCGTGCTTAATTGATACACGAGCTTCTACTAGTTGATAATATATCGTAGTATACTTGAGTCCTAATAGAATTTCAGTAATAAGACTGTGTGGATGCATCGATGCTACGTCTAATAACGCTACATTCGAATACATTCCCGGTTTGTGATACACATAACCGCCTTCACCAACCTCAATACCACGATATGTGGATTTACCCCACTCTTTCTTGTATCCTGGGAAATATGGAAGTAAGCTTTGTGCTTCTCCGTGCTTTTGAGCCATCATGCCAGGCGCTACTTTATTTAAGAATTCTAATTCGTCCTCGGATAACTCGAATACTGGATCCGCTAAGTTTCTATATTTAAATGAACTTTGTGGCGTACGGTTATCCTTGAAGATTAGTTTCGTGGTCAATGTGTTAGTCGTATCATTTACAGTCATACCTGTAAGTGATGCTAGGATTTCTCGAGCAACCCAGTCAGCTTTAAGGAACTCAAATGCTTTCTCAGTAGAAATAACGTCGTTATCACAGTACTCGGATACCTTAGGCCACATATTCTCTGGAACTGGTTTATCCCATGGTAAACCTAACTCTTGGTGATGAATACCCATTTTTACTTGTAATAGTTTCAAGCTCATCTTGTTTGCCGCTGATGCAAAGTCGTAAATATCCGTATAGGAAATGTTGTATGCCTCACGGAACATAGCATCTTTATCTCCGTTGACGATTCGTTGCGATAGATTATATAGTTGTGCGTTGTTATAACCTAATAGTCGTCCATACAGAATATGATTGTCGTATCGTCTACAGTTGAAGCCAATCAATTTAAGTTTGACTAATTTCTCAATCTCGTAAGGACTAGGGTTAATCATACGAACCATTTTCTTATCATCACCTTGGAACTTCCAGTTTACTAAGAATAAGTTAGGAAATACCTCGATGTCGTAGAATGCTAGTTCGTCGCTAACAATATAATCTTCATCATTAATAGAAGGTTCTTCTGAATGGAATTTCATACCTCCTACTAATTTTAAACATACGTCCGATTGGTTCGTACTGTTAGCTGCGAAAGCGATAACCGATTGTCTCATGTCTGAAACATCGTAAGTCATACCACTCTCGTATGCATCTTCTAAAATCTTAAATATGAAGTTCACACTCGGTGCTGTAGCATTGTGTATCTCCTTGTTAAGATTTCGTTTAATAAGTGTTCTAAGAGCAGCTTCGTTCTTAAAACCTTCAAAGTTTATCATTTTATCAGCTCCCTTAAGTGGTAATATACCCTCAGCAATATGAGCTATCTCATCTGTCGTACAGAGAGTTAACTGTCTACGCAATGAGCTATTACCTGTATATACCTTTACTTCAATATTATCATCATAGATTCTACTTAATGTATTTACATCTCCGTCGTAAATATAGTGTAGATGTACCCCATTACCACTACGACTCACTTCGGAATATGTCTTAGGCCACTTGCTAGCAGCAGCCGTATTAAGTTCTAGAGATTTGTTACCTGATTCGTCTTTTAAATCGAAGTCAATCACAATATGATTCTCTGGAACCTTCACATAGTGTAGTTTAGATGTATCTAATGATGATAATGTCTCCTTAATATTACTCCATTTTTTCGTAGGTGTTCCGTCGTTCGTAGCGTACTGAGCCAAACTGTCAGAATATGTCTTGTCGAACAATGACTCAGTCTTCTCGAATTTGATTGTCGGAATATCACCTTTCTCAATATGAACTTTTTCAGTCTTGCGCCACTCTTCGAAACGGTCTGTAATGAAACCTTTGAAATATGAGCGTGCACGAGTTCCGTCAGGTAGCGTATATCGTTCTTGATATTCTTTGAAGTAGTTTTTCAACTCTTCCTTAAACACGCGTTGAGTGTAAGGATATGGAACATTCGCCTCATCGTTGAAGTTCTTATATAACTCCCAAGCAGTTTTCAATGAAATACCGTCGTCTTTCTTGAATTGTAAATAACATTCGCTCATGAAGTTATAGAAGTCATTCGTTGCATCTAACATTGTGATTGGAATATAATCGTCGTATGCTTCAGGATCTTCTAAATATACTTCCATACAGTGATAAGCGATTGCTCCTAATTCAAATTTGACACGGTCCATTAACTCTCGATAATCCTTACGTGCTAACAGTCTACCAGTAGGCGACACATCAATAAGTCGTCTGATAATACCTGAACGTGAGTCCGTAATTTTTACAGGTTTGTTCGTACCCATAATAAGGAATGACTTGAAGGCACTCTGATAAATAGATTTATGCTTCTCGTTGACTGGCATAGCTTCGTGAGAAATCAAACTGTTCAATCTTGTGTTATCCTCAATACGCGATAAATCACCGTCGTGTTGAATGGCTACCATTGGGTTATTTTTAAACGGTTCTAAAGAGAATTGGTTATTAGCTGTACCCAAGTCTTTAGCATTGAACATTGTCGTATACCCAGTAAATAACTGTTGGATAATATTAATGATTGTAGATTTCCCTGTACCATGCGAACCATAAAGAACCATGAATTTTTGTAATTTCTTAGAGTCACCAGTGACGATTGAACCGATAGCCCATTCTATCTTATGTCTCTCACTCTCAGAATATAAGGTTGAGATAATCTTGTCATACGCATCATAAGACCCTTTCTCTAATGCATAAGGGAGTTTCTTACTTGCGTAATCGCTCTTAGTGACTTCTGTATTTGCGAAGACGATATTCTCGTCAAGTACTTTATAAGTATCACGCATCTGTTTCTGACAATATTTATGCCAAACGTCAATCATGCCAGATGAACTATCCCATAAGTATTTAACTCGAACGTCGCCTTCCACTCTATTTTTGTAGTCTTCGTAATATCGTTTAAGTTCCATATCGATAGCTTGAATAACGTCCCATTCGTCTGTTGACCAGAGTCCTTTCGATTCAATCCAAGCTGCATAGAAGTCTCCTCCTCGAATAAGTAAATCTTGAGTTCTACCGACAATAAACTTAGGATATATTTCGACTACGTCCTTTTTAATCGATTTAGTTGAAATCTTTAAGAAATCAAACATTACATTTCGCTACCTCCTTTCTTTATATTTACATGAATTCGTCTAGGTACCAATTTGCTTGTACCCATAGCTCTTCATTTCTTAAGTCTCGTCCGTGAGTATTACGTACTCTAAATAAGCTACCTTTACCGTCTGGCTGATAATCACCATCTAGGAAATTACGAATGACTGTATCTACGTAATCTTGGTCATAGGCGAAATCGTCCATGTCGATTAGTCCTAGGTTATCAATCATACTCCAAAACAATAATGCACTACGGTCTCCATATTCTTGACTATACATAATCTCTCGTTCGCATCGTAGAACTAGCGCTACCATCATCTCGAGCATGGTACATTGCATCACATCAATATAGTTAGCAATCTCATGGTCACTAATTTTACGTTCATAACCGTAGCGATATCGCATGTCCACTCCGTCAGCTGCTCGATTTTCGTCCATTGGTAGCGTAGAGTCGTACTGCCATAGGAATAAGCGATTCAATAGTTTGTTATACTTTAAATGGTTATCATCTTTAATATGATTCTTCAACCATAGAAGATATGCTCTGTGATCCGGATTAATCAATGTATACCACCTCCATTCTGTTCTAAATATATACTTAATTAATCTTCATCTCTCATGGCCTTAGTCATTTCTAAGAACTCTTCGTAAGTTTGATCCTCTTGTGTAATCTCGTACAGATTGCCTTTCAGATAGTTTTTAACAGTGAATTCTGTCTTACCATCTTTCAGCATATCGTGAGCTTTCTTACCAATATGATCCTCGATAGGGTCTAATAACTCAGAATACTCATCAATATACTTGTCGTCTGTGAAACGAGTTACTCCAATATAGTCGAAGTCGTTAGAGTCTAATACGAAACCGTCATTTGATACAATCTCGATATCTTTGTTTTCGTCTTCTTCATCTTCGACTGGTTCAGTTTCTACTTCAGGCTCTTTATCAGCAATATGTTTACCCTCTTCGAAATGAGTCTTCAATTCTTTTAATCCTTCCTCAGTTACTTTATAACCTTTAGAAATATCGCTATACTTCTTGTAGTCGATTTTACCAGCTACCTCTTCCTTGATTTCCTCAAGTTCCTTTTCAGCTTTCTCGATTACTTCTTTAACTTCTTCTGTTACATGTTCGACTACGTTAGGTTTTTCCTCAGTATCCTTCTTAGGAAATGTTAAGTACTCCGTAACAGTTACCACTTCAGGGTGTTTCTTTTTGTAAATATACATAGCTCCAGCACCAGTTGCGACCCCAACTAGAAATGCTGAAATTAATTTCAATTCAGTTCTCATGTATATAATCTCCTTTACTATTTTGTTGAGAAGTAGTGATTACCCACCTGCTCCATAGGGGTTCCAAACTCGTGAAATTTATCAGTTCTGAAATATAGAACTTCTGAATTCGTACGATTATGGATTTCGTCCACTACTAATTTAAATGTATCGTCTAGTTCTGAAAATAGTTCAATGCGCCCATCCCATGCAGGGTCATAGTGATATGGTTGATAAACAACATCATATACTGTATTAGGGAAGTCACTAGAGTCTAATCGGTTTAATACCGTATCAATAACAAGTCTTTTTCCCATCTCAGGCTCTCCCTCAGCTTCAGCTAGAACCAATTTAGCAATTAAAACCGCATCATCCATTGTGATATAGTCTACACTACTAATATCCTTCACCTCAGTTCTCGTTGTGGTTTCAGGTTCGTTCGTACGGACTACAATATAGCCTGTCGTTTGATTAGTATTCGCACTAACAGCTTTGTCCGAGTAAATATATCCCACCATAGCCATCATGAACCCTAAAGCGATTAGCATGAAACCAGGATCCTTCAGCATATTTTTTAAATTGTTTTTCATAAATTAACCCCCTAGGAAAATTTCCCTCAGCTTTTTACAGCCAAGGGATTTCGTAATTTGTAGGCGCATTGATGTCTACCATTCAAATATAGTCTAGGATTACTCCGTCTACGTTGAAATCTAATAAGATTCTAGGTTCGTATCCGTTCACGAAGTCTCTAGCTTTCTCATTCGCATCATCGTAAATACCGAAGTCAACGAAGTTGTCTCCTAATGGTTGACCTTCATCATAAATCCAACCTACTTGTTGTCCAGCTGCTGTGCGTGGAATACCCAACATGTCGTATACTTCATTCAAGAATAAGTGACGTTTCGCGCGAAGTAAATCATTCGCATGTTGCTCTTGCATGCGTAAGAACATTAAGTTATATTCTGGATTAGACTTCCAATCAGCACAAGACTCATCGAAATAACGAGCGTAGCTACTTGCGTAAAGTTTAGATGGTTGCTCATTAGTTTCTTCTTCTACAGCCTCTTCACCTTTTTTCTTCTTAGTAGCTTTCTCTACTTTAACACCAGTCAATAACTCACGGTCTACTTCACGTCCAAATTTATCCACAACACGACCGCGATATTCTTTAAATCCTTTATCAATAGTAGCGTATGCTGCAGCTAATCCAGCGTTACGTTTAGACAGAATATTATGTGAACCGAAGAAACATAACAACGATGCTGTTCCTAAAACAATCGTAGGAGCATATAATTTAGTTAAGTCCCAACCAGTCTTAATATAAATCTTAGTTAAATCTTGTACTTTGTCTTGTTGAGTGTATCCGTATTGTTTTTGTAATTCTTCGCTATCCATAATTTCATGGATTTTTTCGATTTGTTCTTTTGGTTTAGCCAAAACATCTTCTAATTTAGTAGTAGCTTTACATCCAGCCACAACAGTAGCTACAAAACCAACAGTCCCAGCTACTAATAACATTTTAGGACTGTGTTTCTTCCCTTTTAATAAAGCAGTATTTGCTGCTGCTACAAATTTCTCTTTAAAACTCATTTTACATTTCTCCTTTAGTTTCAATATGATTGATTAAATGATTAGCGTACCAGACTAGTTTACGCAAGTCCTCTACGCCATTTTTTCGTTTCCAGCGACATGCGTACTTAATAATATTTGCAGTGTCACTAGCCTCGATTCCCTTTAGATCCTTTGTAAATTCCTCGATTACATCGATTGTTTCTATTTTTCCAGATTGATAATGCTCTGGGTGGTTTACCATATCCATAAATAACCTCCTATAAAGCAATAAATCTTGGCATTCTGATAATGAATTTCCGTCCGTAAGGTATCACAGATACACGAGTTAAGTCTTTCCAACCGTAATTATTATCTGTGAAGTCTCCATCAATACCGACTAAGTCATATAAATCAGCAATAGTTGCTTGTTGATACTGGTCAATTAAACCTTGAAGTTGATAAATAACGTTCTGAGAGTCTGTATAAGTGTCTACTTCAATCTCGATAATATCATTCCCTTTCTTACGACTTGGCTGAGTCGCAGGTGAACTTGAGAAACTATTATATGACACACGAGATGTGTTACTTGAATTCTTCGCAGGTTTATAATCATTACCGTATAGTAATTGATTAATACCGCTCGTTACAAGTTCCTGAATAAGTCTCTTAATATTCGGCACTAATACGTCTGATAGTAAATAAGACTTCACACTAGACGCATCCTCGGACACAAAGAAATCAAAGAACCCTTTCTTTTTAAGTTTCGCTTGACCTGTTACGATTTTTTGCGTTTTAGGTTTATCCATTAACGCTTTATTTTCCATCTTTGTCTTGTGTGAGTTCGACTCTAGTACCATTCACATTTCCTCCATTTTCTCCAAAGTTACCAAATTGCTCTCTCCACATTGAAGTGTACTTAGACGCCTCGATTAGATTATCCATAGATTTCTTTTGGGCTTTCCAGAATAAGAACGTGCCTCCACACCAAGCTAGAGCCGCAACCATAAGTTTTGTGTTGTCATTAAATTTGATTTTCATAATATAGTCTCCTTTCTTAACAAAAGAAAAAGAGAAATGCGTGTTAAGCATTCCTCCTTCTTTAAAGCTATTCAATTACTCTTGATCGTCGTTAGACTCATCCATTTCAGTTTCATCTTGCTCTGATTGAGTATCATCATCTGAATAATCGTTTGAGTAGTCTGATTCGTATCCTTCATTAGATCCTGATTGTTTTGCTCCGTTAGCTGCTTTGGCAACTAAAGCTACTAATGCTCCTGTGCCAGCCACAACTGCTGTTACAATACCAATTTTCTTCCAATTTGGTTTACGAAGTTTCGCTACATAAACAGTTTCTCCGTTTGCTGATACTTCTTTCTTAGTTTCGATTAAATTTGACATGGTAGGTTCCTCCTTAAGATTTTTAGTTTTTGTTTACCTTCCATTAAACGAGTTGTAAATATTGCGAGGCTATATTTTACCATACCCCATAAGTAGGCAATACAGTATAGTCTAGCACTAAACATGGTGTTCCATCGTCTGCAATATGAGAACTAAACTCAATATCCATACCACCTTTGTCGATAGCCCAACCCATATCGTTACCGATTGCGATTGTTTCCAACCCTAAGTCAATATAGAACTCGTTCAAGCTGACCCAGTTTTCGCTAAACATCTTAGCGTTTGTATCATTGACAATTCGTCTAATCTTTTCAATGTTAGATTTGAAATATCGTCCTGACACACTGTCATAGCATAGCGAGTCACCATTCCCAGTAATAATAACTTGAGATTTACTTACTGGGTTTTTCTCGATTTGCGCTTTAGCCACTTCATCACGAACTTGTTGTTCTTTATTTTTACCGAACTTCTCTACTACTTTCTCTTTATATTCTTTGAAGGCAGTCTCAGATAACGTATAAGCAGTCGCGATAGCAACACTTCGTCTGTGACTTACATTGTTCGCTCCAATAATGCATGCTGTAGATAACCCGAATGCGATAGCTGATGGTGCGTATACCGTCCAAACAGCTTTCACTTTCTCAACTACTGTCAGATTCACGTCCTCAGGTTCTAGTTCTAAAACCTCTGCTTTATTTTCTTTAGCCTTCTCCATTAGTTGCTCAGCTTTTGGTACAGCTTTTACTGCAAATACCACCGACGTTACCATACCCACTAAACCAGTAGCGATTAAGATTTCTGGTGTGCGTTTCTTTGTGAATTGTTTAATACTAGTTACTAGATTCATTTTCATTCTCCTTTACAACTTCAAAATTTGGTTCAATCCATACAATTTGTCTATTTAGTTCATTTACGGTAGGTCTGACACGATTAGTTCTGTCTAGAGTAGTCTCGATATAGGTCCCTCCTAGAACGTCCTCTATTTTTACCAGAACGCCTCCGTTTCTAAATGGCGGACTGTTGTAATTACTCACAACGTAATAGTCCCCACCACACTCTAATATATATCGCATAGGCATGTGTTTTGACGGGTCACACTCATTGATATGATCTGACGTGAACTCCATGCCCTCTTCCGTATATTTTACATCGCGGATACAAGTCCCGGCGAATATCTTATACCAACCGCCTCCAATACATACGTGGACAATATCGTCTAACACCTTAGTGTTACCAGGAAATATCTGGTTATTTAGTAGTTTAATGGTTGCTTCATCCCAATTCATTCAATCGTCTCCTTTCCTAGTAATATTGAATTGTTGTAGTAATAATCGTACCGATATATGGTCTTCTAACCACTCTTTTTCTAGTGCGAACACTTCCGGTATTGACAGATAAATAATCTCGTGTATTGGAGTATCACCTCTATGAGTTATATCTATCACGACTCCTCTACACATCATATATAGTGTGAACTTGGTATTGATACCCGAGAATTCATTAAGGTCGAACGGTAGTGCATGCCACTCAGTACCTTTTACTTTAAAGAACATAGTATGTCCAACAGGAGTGACAGTAAAATCATTTCCAATTAAAGGCGCATCATTGACATTTTTTATGTCGAACTTGTCAGTAAAATATGTCTTCTCCAGAAGAGTCTCTAACCTATTCATTCTCACCACTTCCTTTAGAAATATCCTGTCTACCAAACTCTCTACCAGAATATGTGTTTAGAAATGCTAATGCTCTACCGGGTCCTTTTAGAAGCAAAGCGTCCCGACGGCTTCGTTCGAACAGTTTTCCATATTTGTCAAACCCAGTGACTACTGGAGTAACTTCTGGACGTCTGTCAGCGATAGTCCATCTAATACCAGCCTTCTCAAACGCTAGATTATACATACAATCGTACGAAGTCTCCACAACAATAGAATGGAAATCCTTCTCACTAGCGTATGTTTTGACGAAATCTGAAGGGTAGTGAATATAAACCCATTCACGATTAATATACACATACAGTTTACCGTCAAGTAACACAAAGTCTTTATAATCGATTTTCACAGCATGTCGCCTACTGTTTTCGTTTAAGATTTCTTTAACCTCTTGATATGGCATAAATAATGTACGGAAATAATGGTCTTCAGACTCTCCTCCAGGTTTAACCACTCGTACATAATCCATATATTTGTAAACTTTCCATCGTGCGCCTTGTCTAGTGTGTACCGATAACCATTCTTCTTTATCGAATTGGATAGCGATTGTGGCTACGTAATCTTTGATAGGAATAAGTCTCCAAATATCGTCTTTCAGTACGTATAGGTCTCCACCATAGACCACACACTCGTTTGAAACCCAAGCTCTATCAGCGTTCGTAATAACGTTAATCATTTGTTTTGTCTCCTTTATTTTCTACGTATTTGAAAGGTCCTTCGTGGAAGCCATTCAAACTATTACAGATTTGAGCGCCTTTCTCGTCTTTCTCTAGAATACGTTTAGACGCTTCTTTTAATTCATCATAACTTAGTGTTACCGTATCAGATACTAAATAACCGTCTTTATTGAATACTCGCACATCTACAGTCTTATCGTCAGTATCATCATCGTAATATACAATCTCGATGTTATTCTTTCGTCTGACTGATACGCAATGAATATCTACTAAAATCTTGTCGGTGTCGTTAACGTCATTTATGATATACCAACCATCGTCTAGTAACATGAATAGTCTATGACTTAATACTGTAATCTCTAATTCCATTATTTTACCTCCCAGGGAATACCCTTGCTATTTAACCAGTTCCAAATATACATACCTTCTGCATCGTCTGCAAGGTTCTTAACAGACATCTTCTTAATGTCGTCGAAAGTGATACGATTGTTGACCATTACTGGGAATGTATCGTCGTCGTACACCGTTAGTGTGAAATATAAGTCATCTTTCTTCTTAATTTCCGTGTAACCATATGATATTCCGTCTCTATGTCGTACCTCAAATCCGATATCTCCAATAAGTATATTGGTCGTTCTATTGTGTTTATTTACTAAATACCACTCGTTGTCGAGTCGTACGAATAATCGGTTCTCGATTAGGTTTACTTTAGTTTCCATATGTAACTCTCCTTCGCATTTTTTGTTTACATTAACTTAAGTACTCTACTGATGGGGCAAATGGAAATTCAATTTGGTAGTATCCAGGAGTATCATCGTCTTCAAACTCGATATACTCATGAACCACGTCAACCCAAGCGTATCCATCGTCATTATATTCAGACCATCCGATAGTAGCCCCTTCTACTGTACCGTCCAAACCGACTAACGCATAGTAATCGTTCAAGTTTACGTATCCTCGTAGGATAAACATACGATTAAACTGATAGATTGCATTCAGCATCTCAATCGGACGACGTTTAAACCATCTGTCAGAATACTCATCGTAATATAATAGTTCATCGTAATCCTTCTCACTCATGAATTGCAGAGACTCACTATATTCTTTCTTACGAATAGTCATATACTCGTCCAGATGCTTTTCGCGATAGTCTTTCTTAATTTCTTTATATTTTGCATCTAAAGCAGCGTACGCAGCAACTAGAGATAACTGTCTCTTCTGAGATAAGAATGAACTACTTAGAATACACCCGATAGTAGCCACACCACATACGATTGTCGGTAAATATAAACCAAATGTATTGATTTCTCGCTGTGGTTCTTCGTAGAATAAGTCGTATTCCACAAATTCAGGAGTCTCAGCCTCTAACTTACCTATTTTCTTACCAGCATCAGATGCCAGTTTAGCTGTAAGAATAACACCCGCCGCTCCTAAAACTGATAGGATAAGCGGGCCGTGTTTCTTTAGTGTGTAACTCGTTCGACTAACGATTTGTTCTAGTTTCATAAATATCCTCCTAATAATACATAGTTTGAGAATTTAAACGATCTACTACTTCTCGTTCTGATTTAGAATAATTCTTTTCAGCGTCCAGATAGTTTGCGTATGGATTTTCCCAGTGTTGTTGAACCACTTGAGTTTCATCCATTATACAAATGTCCACTACACGACCTGAGAGTCGGAATAGCGTACCTCCGTAATTAACAGGTTCTGGCTCAATCGGAGTCATATCGATATCCACAATAAGTGTACCCATTCCGTGTTGGATAGTATAATCTTTTACTTTGCGAGCTAACACAATCCAGCGAGCACCAGATAAGTTGGCGTACAGACGGCCATCTTCTAAATATAAATTGCTGTTACGCCAGATACCGTCATGTAACATGTCTTCATAAATAACCATTGTTAGTTCCTCCTATTTTGTACGTTTCGATTCATTTAGTTCTTTTTGTAATCGCTCGATCTTATTTTCTAAGTAGTCTACACGCTTAGCCGTAATATAAGCCATACCTGTAGTAATAAGAGTAGCGACTGCTAACATTTTAATATTTTTTCGGTGTGCTTTGAATACTCTCTCGCAACGGTTAGTATATTCTACTAATTTGCCTGTAGTTCTGTGTTGGGCAATTACGCACTCGACAAGTTTTTGTACCTTGTTATTAGTTTGGATTGCGTTTACTGATAAAGATTCTAAGATATTTCCTAAGTTTTGTTCGTTATTCATTTGTATCGTCTCCTTTGATTGTTTGTTTAGTTTGCTCCATAAATTCGTCCCAACGGCCTTCATTCCATGCTTTGAATGCGTCCAATACCACACCAGCTTTAATCTTTTTAGTTTTATTCACTAGTGGTACTAACTCACTTTCAAATAAGTTCTTAAACTCTAAGAGTTTCTTATCCATGCTTTCTTCGTTGTCTTCCCATTTTCTAAAGTCCATATTTTTCCATCTCCTCGTATCTTTGTTTAGTTCGTTCCATAAATTCTTTCCACTCACCACGTTCCCATGATAAATAAGCGTCTAACATTAGGCCGCCCCACATTTTGGTACCATGTTTACTAGCTAGTGGTTTTAGCTCCTCTTCGACAAGTCTACTATATTCGTGAACATCTTGTCTGGTACTCATTATTTAGTCTCCTCCTTAACACGTTCCATAAAAATATCATAGTTAGTTTGGTGTGTAGTTTCCATTTTACTTACCTCCATTTTCCATTGCTTTCTTGACTGCCTCTGCTACTTTCTCAGCAACAGTCGCGTCTAGTTGTTTTTCCTCAATCCAACCTGACACTAGTGTCACTGCAAAACCTAAAGCGGTTGTTACTAACCCCGCTACTTTTAACATTTGTTGTTTTTCCATCTGATTTTCCTCCTTCGCATTTTATAGTTTTTATCAGACAAAACAAAAAGTGATACCTGAGCGACTCGAACTCAGATATCGTAGAAGGGCCATTTTCGCGTCTAGGTTCCCCCTTCCATTATATAGGTTGCAAATCCTGCGAATCCACAAAACAAAAAGAGAAAGAGGGGAGATTCGAGTCCCCGTCTCCTGGCCTTTCGCAATCCAGGTGTTCTAACCATTGAACTATCTTTTCTTTTTAATATATGAGACAGGACGGGAATGAGCCGCCACCTCTTCCTGATAATCAGGTGCTCTTCATTAAGCTACTGTCTCGGTGGAAAAGAGTGGGTTTCGAACTCCACGCTTCCGGTGCTCGGACCAATCGAGCTGTCTGCTTTCGCAGAGAGGGAATCGAACCCTCACCAAAGATAAAAAGGAAAGGGATTGTAAATTCCCTCACCTTTCGAACTTGTTGACTTATTTGAGTTTTAAAAACTTCATTACAAATCCTAATGTCTTAGACGTGAAAGTTCCAGTCTTCTCGAACTCAAATCCTGCTGCTACAAAGCCGGCAGTCAAGACTAAAGGTACGATAATCGCAATACCGTCTAATACGACTCTCACGGGCGTCTCCCAAGGTTTTATCTTTCTTCCCTCTAGACGTTCGTTAAGAACCATATTTAACTTCTGTAAATCCTCGATTACTCTAGTCTTTTCTTCCCCTTGTAAATTTGGGATTTGTTCGAGAAGCTCTTGAATTTGCATCTCTAATTCCATTGTAATTTTGTCTTTTTTCATTTTTATTTCCCCTTTCGGTTTTTATGTTCCATTATAGGAGTTGTAAATATCGCGTTACTCGCGTACGGACTTTTTACGCAAGACGATAACAGTCTTACTCTTAAAGTCATCCGAGTTCATTTCTAACATAGGCATCTCTATGTTGTCCGCATTGAAGAAAGTAATAAACCCGTCCACTTTGCGGTGATTGCAAATATACCTAGTCACAAGTACACCCACAGCCACACCTAATAAGAACATTAATCCAAATAGAATATAAGTTGTCTCCATAACTCATACACTCCTTTCATTTTGTTTTTGAGAAAAATCCCACTGGGAAAATTTTGGATTTCGAAAAAGAAAAAGAAGAGAGTCATGTAGACTCCCTTAATCTTTGTGGTGAGAATAACATTCCGTATAGACTGCCCAATTCTCCACCATCCATTCCACGTAAGTAGTTAGTACAAATATCACTGCTAACCAGCCAGCTGTGTCGAACCATTGTTTAATTACTAGTTGTTCTCTCATAGCCGGATCGAAAGTTAGTGATGCTGATACGTTCATACTTACTAGAACGATTAGTGCAATAATGGTCACGCCAATCGGTAATGTCCAATCTCGTCCTTCAATGAATAATAATAATCTTTTCATAATAATCTCTCCTTTTCGTATGGGTTTCTTTCCCACTAAAGGAGTTGTAAATATCGCGTATGTATATAGGAGTCCGTCCGTACAGACAGACCCCCGTTAAATTATTTGTCAGCGTTAGGCTTAGTATATCCTAGAGCTCGTGCGCTGTCGCTAAATCCAGCAGTAGTTGGGTCTGCAACCACACCAATAATCATCAATACTGCAAATAACGCATTGATGAACACTAACATGCGGTCAGATACTGCACTGAAGTCCACCGATACGTTAAAGATAGCCATAAAAGTTTGTACTAATAAAGCTAAAGCTGGTACTAATGTAATAAAGAATTGTGGGTTTTGTAAACGGATTTTCCAGTTAATTTTGTTCATAGACTTAAGTCCTCCTATTTTTGTCGTTTAAATTCGTCTTTAAGTTCTTGGATGTCTTCTTTAAGACCATCTACCTTTTCAACTAAGGCTAGCATAATCTTATTATCCACATCATGACTGTCAAGACGTACTTGATGTCTGTCGATTTCCTCACGGTTTTTCTCCACGAGCATCTCAAGACGAGTAATTCGTTGTTCTTGGTTTGTCAGTCTAGTAGCAAAGAAAGCCCACAAGCCTGCTAAACCTACTAGGAAGCCGACAAACTCATAAATGTCAGAAGGGTTAAATGACATTCACTATCAACCTCCCTGTTTGTCATATTTTTCGATTGTGTTCTTAGCGATTATTAGCTCGTTCAATTCGTTTTGAAGAGCTGCGATACTTTCGTCCTTACGAGAAATATCTGCTTGAATATCGCTAACACGTAATTCGAGATTTTGTTTTTCTAGAAATAATCGTCCAGAGTCTTCTCTAATAACTGAAATCTCTGTTTTGATATCTTGAATACGTTTTTTAATTAAATCTAAACTCATTCGAATAACCTCCTAATTTTATACTGTAAATACGACGCCGTCAAAACCTAACCAGTTGTCTACGTTCTTACGGACCTCAATAACTCCATCAGGTTTGAACACTATTGACGCGTTACCATAAGCATTGTTAATAGCCTGAATATAAGTTATGCGCTCAGGTCTAAACCCATCAGGTAAATATCCTATCTGAGCTCCCCATGCGACCGACTTACCATCACGAGCGATACCACGCATAGTAACTAGGTTACCATGTTTGGATACTTGTACCTCGTCACCCTCGTTAGCATGCCAGCCGTTCCATAGGGATATATTTACCCACTTAGTAGCGACTTTAGTCTCTCCAGGGTCAATAGTGAATTTTTGCCAAGCGTTCCAAGTGCCATTATACATGCGTCTAATCCACAGTTCGTCTTTGTCGTGCGGCGTGTAATACTGCACTAGATAATTAGTTAAGTTGTGATGATTTATAATCCACAAATATCCGTTACGCTGAGCACCTTGTGGTAGGTTAGTTACATTATTAGTGGCGTACATACCGCCCACAATAAGCTTATTAGCATCTCCAGTGATAGCTAATGTACGTCCATCCGGTTTAGCTAACTGGACTGTTGGTACGAGCTTACCATTTGAGTAAATATCCCCACCTACGTCCAAAGCGCCTTTCTCACGGATTTTCATCACACCTATACCTTCTGGTGTATAGTTTAATATAACTGCCTCAGACGGAGCTGTGGTATCATATCGCACGCCATCAGGTTGGATACTATCTGAGAACCTGTCTCTAACGACAGCTTGAATATCCCATGCGAACTCTGGGGAGAATGTGCCCGTTAAATTAACAGACGAGTTAGTTAAGTTTTCGACTCCGACATTAGTGAGCTCTCCTCCAGTGTTCTTAGTCCAGACATTGTTGGACTCCAGAGTCTTCTTAGTTCTAAATATCATAGAGAGACTGTTTTTGCGGACTCCGTCAATGATAACTGGAGCTATACGGATATTACGAACTAATGTAATAGTATCGTTCCTACTGCCTGAGCGTAACGCTTGTACGGTTACAGTCGGTAGGAAATATGGAACTACGGTTATGACCTTCTCGAATGTGTCCGAGCGGATACCACGAGAGTCTGTAACGTGTCCACGAATTGTATATTTACCGTTAGCACTAAAGAAATTTAACTTAGCACCGTCGGTAGATATAGTATTGTTGTAGCCCACTACCTCCGCGTAATATGATTTGATAGTCGAGCCTAGATATGGTGTAACTCCGAAGTTAACCTTCGCCACACTTAATATCTGTACGAAAGTATTATTAGTAGATACATCCGCGAGTTTAGGATTTGTTTCAGATAAGATTAGGTCATTAATTATCGGTTTTCCGTTGGCAGGTATACTTAAAGTATATTTACCCTCATAGTCGTTCCCAATCTTATTGTTACCATTGAACGTACGGACAGATATCGCTAGTTCTCCCGAAGTGGAGTTCGGTATTTTATTTGCAAGATTTAAATCTGGAGTAAACGTTACAGACGTTCCGTTCACGTTTCCTAAATCAATCCATTCTCCACCAAAAGCTTTCCACCATACTTGATGAGTATATGAGTTCGAATATCTCTCAAGGTTAACGGTTATTGTAGAGCCTAAAGTGTTTCCTTCGACTGATTTAATTCTACTTGAACGTGGAATATCTGTAAGTTTGAGCTCGCCTTTTTTCCATCCGATATCTCCTAGCGACGACACATCCAGCATACGTGCCCATACTACAATAGTCTTAGAGCCGTTATCATCGTGAGTGACAGTCTTTGTCCCACTGGCGAGTAACACAGCCCCGTTACGCGTATCGAACGCATGATACCCACTATGGACTGTTTCGCCATCAATCTCTACCTCAGCCTTAGCGTCAGCATCGTAGTTGTATGCCCATGCGGATGCGTTCATTATTTTTAAAGTCCATCTAATTAGACTCGTGTTAGACAGAATATCATAGGACTCTTCTACTACGTCTAATACAAGTTTTACATAATCAGGACTAGTATATCCAACCACTTGTACCATAATATCTTCCTCCTATTTCGGTCCAACATAACGGACTACATTATATTTAGGGTTGTATTCGTACTGAGACTCCACATAGTAACCGATTTGTAAACTCAAAGTGAACACCCCGTTATCAATGTGAATAACCCCATTGGCAATATACATTACCTCTGAACCTGCTGAGAACATGCTTATACGGTTTGGTTTGACCAAAATATAACTGTCCCCAGAACGTTCCCCAATAGCTAATCCTTCATTTGAGAATTTCATAGCAGTGTCGATAGCGTTCCACACAGCTGTCATATTTTCTAAGTTAGCTTGAATAAGCTCCATACGAGCAGCCATAGTAATAAGGTCTCGCTCAGCTTGTTTGCGGTCCTTATCGTTAGCTTCCATCAATGCTTTAAATTTCTCGTCAAATTCTTTTGCAGTAGCTAGTGCCGCATTAGCCTCTAACTCTTGTTTAGTAATAAGCATCTGGTCTTCCAGAGCTTTAGCTTGTGCAGCTTGGAGTTCTTTTTGTTTCTCCAGTTCTGTTTTAGCAGCATCTGCTTTAGTAGCTGCCTCAGTAGCCTTATTCTCAGCTGCCGTAATACGACTATCTACTGCGGATAAGTCGGATACGTTACCGATACTGTCTACCTTTGTTTTTAACTCCTCGACCTTTGTCTCAGTGTTAGTTCGCACTTCAGTAATTTGAGAAGATAGATCTCTACTAGTATCAGTGATACGAGTGATAGCCTCTTGCTCCTTATATGCTGAAGGCGGTTTAGAAATATTCCCAACAACGGTAGCCACGTGATTTTCAATAGTGACTAACACGCGGTCACCTTGTCGAGCATCAATAATTTCAGATATAGGCGTATTAACAGACGAGCCGTCAATCGCTACGTATTTATTTTCACCGTCTACGACAACGGTACCTCGAACAGTATTAGACACTTCAGGCTTTTTATCGCCAGTAGTTAGAGTAGCAAACTCTTTCATCAAATGTCTTGATAACTCGGCCATTAATATCACCTCCATAAATTAGTAGTATAGACTACAGTCGTCTCAATCGTACAGCCAGTCCCACACTTAATGTTTTGGGAAATAATCTTAGCTTTAACTTGGTTGAGACCGAAACGTCTGTAATCCAGCATCACACAGTCACCCACTCTCACAGGACAGAACCCATGAGAGAAAGTAACCTTGTGTTCGAGACTAGATAAGTCTCTTAATTTTTTCACAGCGTATTCGTCCAGATATTCTTGAGAGGGACGCCCAACGATATCCGGACTAGTGTCACGTTTCATGACTCTGCGACCACGATTAGGAATAGACACTGGACTAGCAGGGTCAGTATTCTCAATTCGCGATACGATAGTAGACCCGTCAGAAGAATATATAACTTCTAACACGTTAGGTACACCATATAAATCTCGTTCATCTCGGATATTTGGATTAAGGATTGAACTGTTGCCATCATCGAATGTCCAGACAGGCTGTAAGGACGATACGTCCGTAATAGGACTAAATAAGATGCGTCCACGCTCGTCTAGAGCTATGCGATAACCTGCTTTGGGTAATAAATCCTTAATGAAAGTTAGCCAATTATCCTTTGTGTTAGCCACGAAGTCAGAAAATAACTTCTTATCGCTAGGAGTATAAACCGAAATTGCTCTAGAGTGTTCTCTACAAATACGGTAGGAAATATCCGTAATGTTGGTTTCTTTAGGGAGTGTGTACCCCAATGTGGGATAGTCGTCTTTGAGTTCAAGCAAGGGTGAATATGCATCAAGTGAGATTGAAAATTGCTTTCCGTCAAATCCGACAGATGGGGTCTGCACTAAAAAGGTCCCTAGAGGTAATTTCTCTTTTACTCCATTTTGAATTGCTATGAGATATACTCTGATGTACTGTTCGTCAAGCTGAGTCGTACAGTCGAAAGTGGCGTGCTCTAAGGTCTCGTTAGTCTCGTCGCGAGTAATTCGACAAGATTTAACTGCGTCCAAAGGCTCGATGTCTTCCCAAGTGTGAACGTCGACTTTGTAGAATTCAAAAGTCTGCGTCATGCTCTTAGTCCAATCTATCATATTTCACCACTCTCCACTTTCTTGACTTCGATTGATATAGGTACCACTAGTACTCTGTGTTTGATACTAAAAGACAAGCTGATGCTTGCGTAATATCCACTGCCATTTGGTTCGCGGACATACACATCGCCAGAGTATTCAGCAAGTCGTCTTAGTTGATAAATAAGGTCTTTGTCTTCTTTAGGAATATCAGTATTCCATGTGGCAGACACACCCTTCTGAGTACCATAATAACTCACAGGGTTTTTGCGACCGATATATTCCGTAAGGACAGTATCCACATTGAACTTCTCGCTAACGTCTACGTTATAAGGAAGTCTAACCATTGAGCCATGAATTTGACTCTCAGGTCTGTATTGGTCGTCCTTAGAATATGGTTTCCACGGTTCGTCCCATTGAATAACAATCGCTGGGTCGTGGATAGGTAATGGTGCTAAGTCTGAATATTCGTTCAAACCTGTTACAATATCCGTAGAGACTACACGATACCTAGCATAATCTAGAGTAGGGTGCGGGTCTACAATTGCTGCACTACCGTCGTTGTCAATACCAGAACCGATTAATGTTAAACTACCATTGGCATTAATACGTAATACTGTTAAGGTTACGTTACGTGGCATGTTTCCTTCTAAGTCGAAACAGTAAGGTCTAATACGAGCACTCATGTTTTTGCGGTCGTATTCCACGAAACCATCTGGTAAATAATCGGTACCTGACCATCTAACATTTAATAATTGTTGTGATTGAGCGACTAATCCACTATCCATCGATACGGATACCTTTAGATAATATGATTGGCCGTTCACTAGAGTAATATCTTTAGGAGTTAGCTCTTGATATAACTCGTTGTCTGTCATTACATGAACTCTAGAATATACTTCTGAGTCCGCACTAACAGTTTTACGTTCACCAGTACTTGACACTACTTCGTAACTATCTTTAGCAATCACGCTAATATGTGTAGTTACTGCTTTTTGAGTAGCCGGTCTAGCTGTGATACTGAATGGGATTGGGTAGTTGCGGATTGTTCCGTCTCCACCTTGACCACCTTCAGCTTGCTCACGGAAGTCCATACCACTAACGAACAAATATGCATCGTCTGGACCGAGATTATTATCATACTTAGACAATCTAGGTGTGACATAACCATTTTTGCTAGCTGTAATATTATAACTAACTAGAGTCCATTCTTCATACACTGTAATCGGCATCATGCTAATATCTGTTATTTGGTTCTCAGCGGTATCGTCGATATTAAAGTTAAGAACGACAGCCGTTTCGGTAGGCTTATCACTCTTCACGTACACACTGAATAAATATGTTTTACCAGCCTTGACGGCAATCTTTTGGGTAAGACCCTTATTCATAGCTTTAGTTCTAGCTACTGCGTGGCCTTTATATCTGTCAGAAATTACTTGGTAATCTGTAAGATTGATCCAGTCACCAGTAAACATATCGGCCCCACGGAATAAGTTAGGTTTGTTACCCTCGCCAAGTCGGATTTCTACAGTCGGTGGAGTATAAATATTAATCACGCGTTGGATTGACCAATCACTAAATTCTTTAGTAACGCCAGTCGTACGAACACGCCATTCAATTTTACCGCCAGTACGATATTCTCTGTTATCGACTTTGTAAGTGTGTATTTTTTCCCTATCACTTTTTGATTGTTCAGCAGTTAATATCTTAGTGGATTTTACACCATTGATGATTAACTCCACTTCGGCACCAACCATTTTTGAACCGTCTTCAGTGTTGTGTACCCAATATAAGACTAGGTTATCACCCACTGCGGCATTGGACGTTAGGGACCAAGTCGTCGGCGGTTCTGGTTTAGTACCAATAACAGTGTTGACTAGACTACTCCATGGAGACTCGCCATGAGAGTTCTTTGCACGAACCCGGAAGAACCAGCGTTTACCTTTAGTTAGTCCAGTTATAAATGCACTGTTAGCTGTTACTGTTTGAGATTTAACCTCAGAAGAACTGTCGAAATATCGCTCGTCAGTAGATGCCTCTACGACATAACTTGTAGCCGTAGGTTCAGCTCTCCACTTAAGACTTGCGGTAGTTTCAGACTCAACTTCCACAGTAACTCCCATTACCCCGTCAGGGGCTGTCTCGGTCTCACCAGAATATGGAGACCAGTCACTATACACAGGTGTTCCTGCGACATAGTTCACAGCTCTGTAACGTACTCTATATTTACCGCCAGGTGATACTGCTCGATAATATGTAGCGCGTGCTGTAACAACAGACACTACACCTCCATCTATACGGTTGTCGCCATTATACAGTTCGAACTGTAGGGCGTCCGTACGGGAGTCAGAGATATTATCTACGGTAGACTTCAACATATAGTTTTGGTCAATAGAGATATTTGGAGCTGATGAAGGCTTAGCCGGAGGGCTGTCACCTACCACAAATTCAGCAGTAGTATCTTCAGCCGTCCAGTAAGACTTAGTTTCCTTACCCTCTCCGTATGTTTTAGATACAGGAGATACGATGCATCGCACTAATATAGCATTAGAAGGATAAGAATATGTTGCGTTTTCGTCTTTAGTAGTAGACTCTGACGCTTTGAACCAGACACCGTCACCAGTGTTATACTCCCATCTGACCGCGAAATGGTCTAGATGCTCGGCGTTAGCACTGTCTGTGCTGGTCCCTTCTTTTGTTAAACTTCCAATGGAGATAGGACTCATGATTGAGTAGCTACCGCTGTCCGGTGATTTGTCGATTACCGCGCGCTTACCAATCAACTCACGAATATACCAACGATAGTTAAATACCCATGAGTCAATAGCTACCCCATTATACCATGTAGATCCGCTCTTAATTCGTACGATATCTCCGTTCACAGGGGCTCCGCCAGAACCAGTGTTCTTAGCAAAGTTCCATGCAGCAAATATAGTACTTGAACCGCCGGATTGTACGGCGATACGCAGGTTAGCTACCTTCATGATTATACTCTCCTTTCAATTCTAGCAGCACGAATAAGTGACTCCATAGCTGTCGATACAGCAGAGCCATCGTCATAAGTAATACCGTCGATAACGTAAGTATTACCTGTACTGTCCATAACTTTCTTAAGGTCTGAGATAGCAGTGGCTACCTTAGTACCAATGTCATTTTGACGGTTTGGTGAAACATCTCCGACTGATACCGCTCTAGTTAAAGTAGCAGACAGTGGGTCTGTTCCAAGCAACCCTCCTAGAGCACTTGCGCTTCGTTTAACGCTAGATAAGTCTAGGACAGGTGTGATCGTCGGATTGTTGTTCATTGTAGAGTCTAGTAATGATCCGATGAAATCTAGACCTTTGTTCATACCATCTTTAGCAGCGTTAGCCATAGACATAGCTGTATCGTAAATATAGTCTCCGCCATCATTCAATGAGTTAGCGAAACCTGATACTACGAATCGACCAATCGCGTAAAACACACGAGAAGGTGAACGAATATCCAAAGCTTTACGAGCTGCTTCGGCTGCTTGTGACGCCATAGCTGATGCTCTAGCGGCAACCATATATGAGTTCGCACTGATACCGTTAGCTAAACCTTGAGCTAATCGTCCACCAGCACTATAGAAGTTAGAGTAATATGAGCTTACCGCAGACACTGCTGCCGATAATGTACTAGTGATGCTTGAACGGACTTTAGAAGACGCAGTTCCAATACCCGTAGCTAACCCAGTACCTAACTTAGTACCGCCAGCTGTGAATAAATGTTCGTACGAATTGACTAATGAGCTAGCGTCGGAAACGATACCTTGGATAGCTGTTGATACAGAAGCTCCTGAGACAGAAATACCAGCGGCAAGAGACTCGCCGATACGGTTACCGACTCCGTCAAAGTCTGCAGAAATATCTCCGATAGACCCTAACGCTTCGCTAATAGCTGTGGTAATACTTCCAGATAAGTCGCCAAGACTACCCTTGAGCGATTCAGTAATAGATGAAGATAAGTCGGTTGATGCTTTCTCAGATAGTGTAGTCTCTAAAGTAGACATGGCTTCTTCGATAGCTGGTCCGATAGCTTCTAATCCAGTAGTTATACCTTCTGAAATATCAGTTGAAATGTCTGAGCCTAAAGTAGAAGTAGATTCTTTGAAGTTGCCTAAGCCTGACTCCATGGATGTTTGGACTTCGGACATCATATTTTCTAATGCCGTTTTAATGGTTTCAGTTCCATTTTGAAGTCCTTCAGCGACACCTTCACCGCCGATAGAACCGAGCTTGTCGAAAGCTTCTTTAATGTGATCGATAGCTCCTAAGTCTAGAGAACCCATAGAATTGATAGTTTCAACTAGACCTTTCATAGTGTCAATAGCTGTTTGCATAGAGCCGTCACTGATAGCGTCCATCTTAGTATTAGCAATTAATTCAACTAATGCAGATAACTTAGCGAACGAGTCTACTGTGGCGTCAGATATACTTAATCCTTCCCACTTCTTAACAGAGTCAGCTAATACCCCTAAAGGTTCAGCAATACCAGAAATAGCTCCAGCACCGAATCCTGAGAATGACATACGGTTAATACCTTCTGCTAAGTCACCTAAGGATTTCGCCATAGTTTCTGGAATAGTTACACCTTCCCATTTCTTAATAGAGTCAGCTAAAGTACCTAATCCTTCAGCTACACCGGTAATAGCACCAGCGCCGAATCCTGAGAATGACATACGGT